GCTCAGGTTCAACGGTATAGTAGGAGAGGAAAATATCCCGATTGCCTGGGCGAGCTCAGCAGACGAGGTCGGTGGAGCCGATATCTCTGGATACTTCATCGAGTACGACGCAGTGTAAGAAAAATACATTCTTCAAGCTTAAAATTACAGGCTGCGTGCGCCCTCTGTAATTTTAAGTCAGGTCATTAAACAAACCGATGACCACTGTCACTGTCAGTGCAAGCGTACTGAACTATGTGATCACCGGTCTAAGCCAAGGTACGTCATATGATATTCGGGTACAGGCGCTGAACAGTGATGCCGAAACAGGATTCAGTCCTGGAAACTCCATTCTGTATGCCAAAACTACACTTTCCGGACAACCGTCGGATCCGTATGGAATTGCACTCGCAGAACCATCCACGTCCAATAGCATGTTACTTACCTGGCAGGATGCATCTGCAAACGGTGGAACCAACATCTCCGGATACAACATAAGCTGGCGGCCGGCAGACGGGGCCGGCTCCGCTACAACGAATCTGTCCCAGTACGTGGTTGAGAACTTGGTTGAGGGATCGCGATACACTTTTACCATAACTGCGACGAATACCAGCGGCGACTCGTCTCCGGGTCTGGCAAAGTTTTCGGCATCTACGAACCCTTCGAACGCGTATCAAGATCCCGCCAATTTTAGTAGGGGTTCTCCTCCTGGCCCAAGCTCGTTTGGTCTGCAGTGGGATCCGCCCACCGGGCCGGCCGGTATAACTCTATCTGCCTATGCGATTACATGGCAGCCTCCGGACAGTGGGGGAATCGCTTATGCGGGCAGCAAGGCATCTTCCACAGTTGTGACTGGACTTAGTGCAAACACTCAGTATGTTTTTAATATTTATACTGTCAGTATTTCTTATTCTGAAGTAGTGTATTCCCCGGGCAATTTTTACGTGACCGGTACAACTACTGAGGAGGGCGGCCTCGTGGCTCCTTTCGGGTTTGAACTTCTAAATGGAAGTGTGACAACGAGCTCTGCCGGATTTATATGGGAGGCCGCAAGGGTTAGTGATCCGGGAGACTACATTAAGTTTTACACGATCCAGGCAACAGATGGAAGCAGCGGCTATACGATTACCCAGAGCACGGAGGAGGGGACAGGGAATGAACCTCCACTTACCGAACTCACATTTACTAACCTTTCTGCAAACACGACTTATTTGTTCTCTCTGACTGCGACATCCGATTTTAGTCTCACAGCTTCATGTATAGATCCCGAATCTATTTCGGTAATAACCGACGGTTCTAACAAACCATCTGATCCTAAGTTCGTAATTGTTGAGGGAGAAGTGACAACGTATTCGGTGCTATTGAACTGGTCAGCAGCTCTGACGAACGGAGGTGCCAACATTTCCAGTTATACGATCACTTGGGCGGATAGGTTGGGAGACGGTGGAACTGCAACGACCTTGGCGAACGTGCGCTCGTATAGAGCAACCGGACTCAGTCCTTTTACAGGCTATAACTTTACGATAACGGCAAGGAATCTAAGCGGGTTTGTATCATCTGGACAAAACGGTTCCTACGCGGGGACAGCCAACGTGGATGGCCCCCGTGACCCTACTGGATTCATGCTCAGTGAGTATATTTCGACAACCTCAAGCTCTATTTCAGTTGTATGGGAGTCTGCGCCGAGAAATGGCGGCAGTAGGATTGCCAGATACATACTGAACGTAAAGGGTGGTGAGAGTGATTCGAATTATATACTACCTACACCGGTGAATGCTTACACAATCACCACAGGCCTTGATCCAAAGTCGGACTACACACTCGGCATTACAGCCGAGAACGAAGAGGGACTGAATTCTCCAGGCAATTGGTGGACGTATTTTACGGCAACTACAGCTTCAGATGGGGAGCCTGGCGACCCTGGTTTCTTGCGCTCGGCCAGCCCACCCGGAGATACAGACGACTCTATCGGGATCGCGTGGAACACTGCCAGCACAAACGGTGGAACGAATATCTCTGCATACGAGGTAACATGGACACCGCAGTAGAGTTAGAGTTAGATAGAGATAGATATAAATCCATTCATAAAATAAGCGGATGAATCCATATGAAACAATTATTCTGGATTGGTCGGCGAGTAAGACCCAGACAGAGCTCGGATCAAACGTGACATACACGATATTCGCACAGATCGGCGGCAATGCTCCTCTCAGCAATACAACCGCTGCGAATGTCGTCACGTATGATTTCAGCGGTCTGGAATCGGGCGGACTCTATAAATTCACGATTATCGCCACCGCGTCTGGAAAGTCGTCCGTTGCCAACGACGTCCCGGCTGTGTTTATTCGCACGATGATTCATCCGGTCTATGATCTGTCTGCTGATGCAGTATATGGAACGTTTGGAACCCTTGTGGCGGAATGGACTCCAGGAACAAACTATGACGAATCATACCAGATTGTAGCAACGCCCGCAATCGGTGTCTCAAGCGAATTTACAGTAAATGCACCGACGACTTCGGTATCATGCACAGATCTCCTGCCGAATGTAGTCTATCAATTGGTGGTGACAACGTTCATCGCCGGCCAGTCAAGCGAACCAGAAGTATATACGTTTGCAAAGACGGATCCCGTGACTCCGCCTCTAAATCTTACGATAACAGACTTCGATATTTCAAGCGCTACTCTTTCATGGGATCCACCTAACTCTGAAAATCTAGAATATGCAATCCACGCGGATAGCTATTCAGGTATTATTCAGGATTACTCTGGGATTACGAATACGCAGTTTGTGTGCTCTAACCTCACCTCGGGCGCCGAGTATTTTTTTTCAGTTTATACGGTCTATAAAAACGTTCAGAGCACGAATTCAATTGATATAACGGAAACTCTCCCAGTCGGCCCTCCTACCAATCTATCCTTTGTGCAAACAAACCCTACATCGGTACGACTCAACTGGTCTGCGAGTCCGGCACAGCGCCCGGGGTATCAGGATGTAGTGTATAACATCAGTGGAAACAACCTGGGCAACCCCGAGGACTTCTTTAATTACACAACGGGCTACAATGAGCTGACATTCTTGCTTGATGACATCATTGATCCCGGATCCCTCTACGATGTCTATATTACCACTGATTTGTATGGTGTCCAAAGCGATCCCGCATTGATCCAGGTTTTTACCGGAACATCGCCTCCGTTCAATCTAGACGCCGTACCCACCGATGGAACCACAGACTCAATTACAGTCAATTGGAGCGCGAGCCCGAGTCTAGGCGTAAGCTACAACGTCTATCTGGATGGTGTGCCACAGGATGCCGGAACTGAAACAACGTATGTTGTCACAGGTCTTGAGCCAGGGGTAAGCTACGAAATATACGTCACTGCTCTTGCAGCTGAAAATGAAAGCGATCCAACGGCAACATTGACGGTCACAACGTATATCGATCCTCCCTTCAACCTCGGCGGTACTGCGTCATCCACAACCACACTACGATTCAATTGGGATGCACCAGATTATGTTTCAGACTATGAAATCAAATTGTCTAGCGCTGGAGGTGTATTGACCGCTACTACGGCAGATAACATCTATGACTTTAACGGTCTGGCATCCGGCGACGAATACAATGCATCTATACGTAGAATTCTTGGAGACCTCTGCAGTTATGTTGTCAATTTTACACAGAATCCATACTTTACAGACATTGCCCCCGTTACAAATCTGAGTGCCAGCCCTGCTGGTGGTGCAGCTGGGTCAAGTAATTTGGTTCTCAATTGGTCTCTCAGCCCTGCCGACAATGGAGACGAAACGACGTACGAGGTTTCTGTGGATATTCGTACGTTCTATGTTGAAGGCGGGAACTCAACTATCACTGTAGGTGGATTTGAGCCACAGACATCATACACGTTCGATGTAACAACGATCCGCACAAAACCTCCTCCGTCTCGTAGGAGTACTGTTGAAAGTGTTGGCGGAACTACCAATGCACAAACATACCCAACGATGACCTTCGATACATCGGTCTATGGGTTTGCCTATGCGGCGGAAACTATTGGAGCTGGAATTGTTCTACCAAACCCCACCACAATGTTTGTAACAGACGTTACAGGTGGAGATATTTGGGTGGGTGATCGGCAACCAGAAGCGTCTCTCATTGCAGTTGGAGTTTCTACTCCGTTCGTGAATCCTCGCGGAATATCGTTCAATCCTCTAGCAGAAACGACACCGCTCTTGATTGCACATGGAGATGGTGTAACTGCTATGAGTCTAGACGGATCAATTTTAACACCATTAATACCAGCAGAAGGCGGACTGGGACCACCATCGGGCGGATGGGGGCTAACACCTGTCGATGCGCTTGGAAACACGTATATCACCGCTCCAGGGTCAGGATTGGTATGCCTTATTCAACCCGGCGGGGAAACCGAAGTGTATGCACGGACAACTCCTGGGTCAAGTCCTGAAGGAATTGCGCTTGCCGAGAATGGCACCCTGTATGTCGCAGACAGTAGTAGCAACTGCGTGTGGCAAATCCCACCTAGTCGAATACCCAGTGTTCTCACAACAATTTCTGGATCTTTGCTTCCCTCGGCGATTGTGTATTCCATTGATGGAAACCTCTATGTGGCTGACCGCGGAAATAGAAAAATATTCAAGGTGACGCTCACCGGAACGGTCACTACGTTTGTCACGCTGCAGAATGGTTTTACTCCCTTGGCCATGACACAGGATCCTGTAACTGGAAACCTATATACAACACATACCAACGGAACGGTTACGGAGATCCAGGTAACTCTAACTTAACTTGAACTCACCATGCGCGGAGAAATGTGCATGGCTTCCAGCTCCTGAATCCACAACTTCACGGCATACGGGATCGTCTTGTTCTCGATACCCGACTTGGATGAACACCCTTTGCACTCATAGAGATGATCCTTCTCGTTGATTGTAGAGAGCGTGCCGCACTTGGTGCAGACACCCGTTGTGAATGGATCCGAAACATCCATCAGGCGCTCCTTGGTGAAGACCGCGGCGCCGTGAGAGATGAAACAGTCGCGCTCCATCTCGCCGACACGCAGACCACCGTCGCGCGCTCGGCCCTCGCACGGCTGACGAGTGAGCGATACGATGGGGCCGCGGCCACGCGAATGGCACTTGTCAATCACCATGTGCTTGAGGCGCTGGTAATGCGTCGTGCCAATGAAGATCTCCACCTCCATCATTTCGCCCGTCTGGCCGTTGTACATGATCTCGTTGCCGTAAGGGTGCAGACCCAGATTCAGCATGTGCTCCTTGAGATCATCCAGACCCAGATGGGTGTAAGGCGTACCGTCGCCCAGCGTGCCGCGCGCCGTGCCCACGCGACCATACATGGTCTCCAGGAGCTGGGCAATCGTCATGCGCGACGGAATGGCGTGAGGGTTCATGATAATGTCGGGACGCAGACCGGAGGCGGTGAATGGCATATCACACTCATCTAGAATCATACCGCACGTACCCTTCTGCCCAGCACGGGATGCGAACTTATCCCCGATTTGGGGAACACGCTCCGAAATCATGCGCACCTTGACGAACGGGTAGCCGTCCGAGTTCTTGTCCTGCCACACCCCGTCAATGCGGGCAGGCTCGGCGTTCTTGTGCGTCGTGGAGAGATCGCGATACGTGTATCCGTGCGGGTCGCTCCGCAGATTCACGACCTTGCCGATCACCACATCGTTCTCCTGGACCACGGCGTGCTTCACGGGCATGCCGTTCTCCTGGACAGCGGCATACGAGGAGTGCTTGTAGCTACGCGTGCTCTCCTGCTTCGGCTTGGAGAACCGCTCTTCCCGACCGCTCGACACGTTGCGGTGCTCCTCGTCCTTATAGACGGTGTAGTAGAACCCGCGCATGAAGCCGCGGTTCAGCGAGCCGCGATTGAGGATCACAGAATCCTCCTGATTGTAGCCAGAGTAGCAGGCGATCGCAACGATGGCGTTGGCACCACTGGGCATCTCGTGCATATTCAAGATGTTCATGATCTGCGTCTCCACGATCGGGCGCTCCGGAGAACATAGCATGTAGGCGTTCCGGTCCAGGCGCTTGTGGTAGTTGGAGGCATACAGCGTCATCGCCTGCTTGGCCATGGCAGACTGGTAAGCGTTACGAGGCGACTGGTTGTGGTTGGACAGTGGGATGCTCGCTGCCATGTGACCGAGAATCATGTGGGGATGAATCTCGCAGTGCGTGTGTGCAGGCGTGACCTCGTCAGGGAACATCGCAAGGCGCACGACCTCGGACTCATTGGGATCAATGTACTCGATACAGGACATCACCCAGTCGTTCCAATTGTCTGAGGCGGGACGGGGGAGGAGCTTGCCGTTCTCGACACGGAACACGGGACGCACCAGCCGACCAGCGTCGGTCTCAATAATGATCCTGTTCTCCAGGATATTCCAGGCGACAGAGATATGGGGGTGGATGCGCGCACTCCACTTCGCCTTCTTGAGCTCGCGATGGACGGACTCGGGCGTGTTGGTGTAGGCGACGATGACTCCGTTGATGATAATAGCGACGGCGCCGGTAGTCCAGATATCCTCTAGCCAGACAATACCCCCGATCTCTTTGAGGATGTTGAGAACAATGAAGGACGGGACGTGATTCGAGATGCTGGACATCAGGCTCATGGTCTTGACAATACCAACCGAATGACCCTCTGGAGTCTCGACGGGGCAGACGAAGCCCCACGACGAGCCATTCAGCTTGCGGGGAGCCAGTAGCTTGCCCGACTTCTCTACCGGCGTCTGGATACGGCGCACATGTGAGAGCGTGGCGTTGTAGGACAGGCGGTTCAGCACCTGCGACACGCCCGACTTGGTGGCGTTCGAGAGGGACGTGGAATTGGATGTGCCAAGACCCTGGACAGTGAAGTTGCCCGTGGCAAGAGCCTGCTTCAGCTTGCCCTCGATGGACGAGACCTTGAGAATCTTGTAGAGATTGGAGAGAACCAAGACGTCCAGGACCCGGCCCGACCGCTTCCAGTTATCGTTGTTGATTTCATGGACGAACTTGGACCGAATATCCTTGCACACCTTCTGGAACAGCTGGCGGAAGAGATGAGTGAGCAGCGACCCCGTGGTCACTACGCGCTTATTCGGGTAAGCGTCGCGGTCATCCTGAGGCAGCTCGCCCTTCGCCGTCTTCAGGAGCTTATGCACCATGCTGACGATGATCTTGACCTTGCGGGCAATAATCACGTTGGGCGGAGGGTTCTCGCCCGACAGACTGACGTGTGGAAGGAACTCGGTAAGCAGGAGCGCCCGAACGTGGGGCGTCTTGTCCTCGGCAGCGGGAGGATACTGCAGATTGCGCGACAAGTACTCTACTGCCTGGTCTTGGGTAAAGACCTCCAGATCCGCACACTCCTTGAAGGACGCCGCCAGGTAATCCTCGTCGGCGCCCGCGAGAAGATCATACACCTGCTTGTCCTTGGTAATCCCCAGTGCTCTGAAGAACACCATGATGGAAATGTCCTCGCGGAAACGAGGGAGGCAGACGTTCAGGGGGTAGCCGAGACCGTTGAACTTGCTAGAAATGCGAATCTCCAGCTTTTTGGGGGGTAGAGTGAAGCTCTCATGGAGCGACTTCATCTCCACCGCATGGGTATGCTTGGTCGTGGTCTTCTTGTTGAGAAACACCATGATACGGTTGTCGGCCACCTTCTCCTGCGAGAGAATGGTGCGCTCGCCGCCGTGGATGATGAAGTAGCCCAGGGGATCGTGGGGGCACTCACCCATCTCCTCCATCGTCATCGGGTAATCCTTGAGCACGCAGAGGGATGACCCAAGCATCACAGGGATCTTGCCGAGAGAGATGCCCTCAAACACCTTGCTCTCCTCATGGATCTCGGTGAGGTCGGGACCGCTGTAGGTTCGGACCTTTAGAGTGATATCCACAAACATCTGGGCAGCGTAGGTGAAGTTGCGGATACGAGCCTCGTAGGGCAGCATCTGCTTCAGCCGACCTGTTGCCTCCTGGATGCGGGGCTTGAGATAGCTGACATTATCAAAGGACAGCCGAAACTCGTACTTGTACTTCTTGGTCACCTCGTCTTGGTCGTGCCAGACCACGATCGGCGGCGTGGAACGAAGGATAAGGGGTAACTTGTTATACAGGAAGTCCTCGAAGGGTTCAATCTGGGACTCGGAGAACCGTGCCACACCCTTCTGGAAATACACACGAATAGCGTCCATGATGTGTTCTTGTATTACACTGGTTCGCCGTAAGAGATTATATCCGTTTTTAGAATAAGAAGAATGTCCCTGACAAACACCGAGTTTGCCTCCCCTGGCGATAAGATCACCATTATCAAGGAGGGTAGTGATCCCGCCTTTAACGGCTCGGATAAGTCGGTGCGCGTAAGCCAGATTACCCAGCCGACGAATCCAGTAGGCATGCCGTGGGGACCGGGTGTCAAAGGCGGTCGTCGTCGCGGAACGAAGACATATCCCCGCGGTATTCTTCGCAAAACGGCACGTGTTGTAGCCACTCGTAATCCGTCTAAGGCCCCACCGACACGCAAGCGGACGGTGAGCATTGCAACCGACAAGGGCGTGGAGAAGATGCGTCGCACTGCCCGCAACAAGGCATACAATACGGATATCGGGACAATCCGTAAGAAGCTCGTGGAGAAGAAAATCATCTCGGCGTCTAAGAAGACAATTCCCCCTGCGGTTCTTCGTACGCTCTATGCCGATTCGGTTGGAGCAGGACTTCTTTCTTAATTCGTCTATATAATGACCATGCGTTGGGGGCCCCTTGGATGGGCAACACTTCACTCTATAGCGGCTGCATACCCCGATGAACCATCTTCTTACGAACTAGAACTCCTTGGACGTTGGTTTCGTTCGTTTAAAGATACGATTCTCTGTCCATCGTGCTCCAAGCATTTTTCTGACACAATTGATGATTATACGCGCAAGTTTCCTAGTTGGATGTCAAGTCGGCGAGGCGTAGTGGAGTTTGTTCTTCGCGCACACAACACCGTGAATGCGCGCACATACAAACCCATCTATACTCTAGAAGCCAGCGTAGCTGAATTGCAGAGGATCGTTCCAGAAACTATTATTGGTCAGAAACGTCAGGAGTATATTCTGTACATCCGCGCTGACTGGATGAAGAACATGACTCTTGCGGGAGTGTCGAGTGCCCCTAAACTTCGCGAGCTCCTGACGATCGAAGAGAACTACTGGTCTCGTCGGCCCTTTCAATGGGCTGATCTTCTAAAATTCAAAGGAGTTGCATTTCAGCCCCTAGTTGAACAAATGAGCGTTCTAGGGAGCACACCAAACATTCCGAAAATCATAGCACCGGCACGGGGATATTCTCTTCCAAAGGCTGGAAAGATTGGACGGTTGTCAGCTCTGCGCTAGGCACCGAAATCAACGGCTCGCTTTCCCACATGTAGGAACGCATCCACGGAATCCGTGTATCCGTCTCTTCACTATACATTTCATCAGGATACACTTGCTTACCCCCTACCCGGTGAAGCGATGCCTTAGGCAGAATGAACTGCAGCTGTTTGGTGATATTGAACACTGGAGGACTTACCTTCCATGCCGGAGACAGTTCTGGGAAGCGCAGAATCTGCTTGACGAGAGGAGCTTCGGACAATGGATACACCCAGTTCCAGTCAGGACATACGTTCTCGCTGAAGTAGCGGTATGTCCAGTGAAACGTCGTCCAAAAAGCCTTGACGACAAAGTCAGTGTCGTCTGATCCGTCCAGAATATGCAGATTGTAGCGAGTTTCTAGATGGGCACCGTCGGGACTCACAACCGAAAGTTCTGCGGGTTTCTGCCGGGTGATCATTGCCTTGCGATACACTGGAAACTCCTGCTTGCCCGCACATTCTAGGAACGTCCGCCGACCCGCAGCTGTGAGGAGATCAGGTTTCCCACACACATCATAAATCTTGAGCGCGCGGTCATGTCCGCCTTCGCGGAGAGAAAACATCCCGAGACATGGCATGAAATCGTTGCCGAAACAGAGCACGCACAGAGCAACGTATTGGGGGGCGGGAAGAGGCAGAGCTCCTGACAGGGATTGAATGGAGAGCGCAGAGAATCCCTCTCCAACCTTGCCCCCAAATGTCTGGTTCTCGCGGAGGAGATGGACGTGTGGGTGGTAGAGAGATAGCAGAATAAGATCAGCATCCAGGCCGTAGATATATACATCTTTTTCAGATCGAGTCTTGAGCCACTGGAAGATTTTGTGCTCGCCCTCGCCCGGTTCCTCCGTAGAACTCATGATGACATACGGAAACCTCGCACGAATCGCCTGGTCTAGTTCCTTCATGAACGGTGTTCCCGGCGAAATCTGGTTGCGGTCAAAGACACCCGCCTCCCCGATCTTGAAACGACGGTAGCGCTGCTGCACAATCTTGCCGTAAGGAACGAGACCGTCCATGGCGATATATAGCGTGGTCGGCTGGCACGTCTTATCTAGGAAGTGCTGAAGTGCCTCCACGATACTCGCAACGGGGCGGGTATCGTCAAGGTATGTGTGAATGAACGCATTGAAATCCAGGGCGCAAATAGCAGGCTGGAGATGGATTCGCACCTGGCTGACTATATGTTTATTCCTGCGGATCAGGGATGCGAAAAAGTACGGAATACCCATCTTGTCTATATAATTTGTCTTGGCTGAAAACAAGAATGAAGGGAGGACAGCAGTTGGTTTCAAGCGCGACAAACTTTGTGACGGCGTGGTGGTGCTACATTGCCGCGGGACTGGCGGTACTGTTTGCCATCCTGTATTACTCCAAGCCAACGCAGACGGTGACAGTCAAGAAGGAGAAGATGTGTGGATCGTGTCCGAACAAGAAGGCGGGAGGCGGATGGCTGTAAAAACGAGTTCGTAAAATGCTTGGCGGATCAAGAGACAACTCCAATATGACGCGTATCGCAGGTGTTCTACAGCTCACCAGCAAGACGCGTTACGGCATGACCGGACGCAATGTCCCCATGTATCTCTTTAGCCCCTTAAACGTTGAATTTCCGCAAATGGTCGTGGCTTCTACCCATCGCGATCTCAAGAAGAACATTCTGGTCGTGGCTGAAAAGATCAGCGACGAGAAGATCCCTCGCGGACAGATCGTCTCGGTTCTCGGAACGTGTGGCGATCCTTTGGCCGAGCGCAAGGCGATTCACGTAGCCTATTCCCCTGAAGACTGGACGCGTTTCCCTGCCATTGTGGAACCCTCGGTGTTTCGCACGGTTCTAGATGTTCCCACGATCAACATTGATCCCCCTGGATGCGTGGATATTGACGACTGCATCTCTATCTGGAACGATATGGATATTACGAAAGTCGCGATCACAATCGCCGATGTAGCGGAATGGGTACGTGCGAATCCGTGGATGGCTTATGCCCAGAATATCGGGCAATCCCTGTACGACGGGGGAGCTTCTGTCCGGTCTATGTTTCCCAAGACTCTGGAGGGGCGGATGTCTCTCCTGCCGGGCGAGAAGCGCCTGGGATATGCCCTGATCTTCGACTGGGTTGGCGAAGTACAGAACGCCCACTTCAAGGAGGTGACGATTGTGAATAAGAAGACTTATACGTACGACAATTGCCAACTAGCGACCGAGATTCCCATGGATACTCTGCGCGCGATCTGTGAGCATCTGGCAGATCGCTTCCCGATTCTGGATCCCCACGACTGGGTAGCCGAACTGATGATCTTCTACAACAAGCAGATGGCAGAGCATCTGGTGACACTGGGTAAGGGCCTGCTGCGCCATCATACCGCCCCCGACGCAGAAAAGCTGGACAAGTACGTCACTCTCGGATTGAATGCTCGGATGTTCGCGTATGCCGCCGCGACCTACGAGAACGTGTCGGGCGATGTCCAGCACTGGGGCTTCCAGACGCGATACTGCCACGGCTCGTCTCCGATTCGGCGGTGGGCGGATGTAGTGAATCAAATGGCGATGAAGGGAATGGCAGTCCCCGATGCTCGGGATGACTGCAATCGCCTGCAGAAGTTTGCAAAGAAGCATGCGCGCGACCTGGCGTTCCTGGATATCCTCCAGCGCCGACCAGAGGATATTCATGGAGTGGTCGTGTCGGATACCCGTATCTATATTCCTGACTGGGAGCGCATGATTACGAGTCCCAACACATTTCCTGAAGGAACGCCTGTGAATGTGCGATACTTCCTGGACATGCAGCGACCGACCTGGAAGCAGCGTCTGGTCTTTCACGTGACTCCTACAAAAACGGATTAAGACGACCCTGCAACCCGAAACATCAATAACACAAGATGACGCACTTTCCCGTACTCTCCGTCCACTTCAACAGCGACGACTATCCCTACGACTATCATCTGGCCATCTGGAAGAACGAGGGGCTGGGGACATGCCTCTTCTACATTCTCGAGGACAATATTCCATCACACTTTGACCAGTTCTTGACGATTGGTCAGACCCTACGTTGGATCCACACGGGCAAGGCAGATGCGAACTATACCTGGGACGATATTGACTTCTTCAGCGGCTCAGATGTCCAGAAGAAGTGTGTTCTGGATATGCGGTGGGAGGAGCTGCTGGATTCAGGAATGGCATCGCCTCTCCCCCTCATGATGACTATTCGCTTCCCTGGGCGGAGGAACACTTCTTCAAAAGAGATCGAGTTTGTCAGCCGCAAGATTGGCTGCTCCATTTAGATGTCTCATCTAAAAATAGGTGAGTTTAATGTCTTTTTGTTCAGGGAAAAGGATAGACTGGAGTATATTTTACAAACCCGCTCCAAAATCCGTCCGTGTAGGGGATCTCACCTTTATGGATAGAGACCACGAGACATCTGTAAATGTAGTCTGTTTCCCAGACACGGGGAACCTGTTTATGTCTGGGAGGTTTGCTCCGGCGAACACAACGATAGGCGAAACTCTGAACTGGTTTGTTGGCGATGAGATATACGAAATTGATCTGGAAGAGCTGTATTTCAGAAATGCGGTGTTCGCTGAACGTCCAGCCAAGCCTTGGGAGCGGAGAGCATTTTTCATGGGACACTGGAAGCACTATGCCAAAACTGGGGTATATGCCCGAGCCGTTATTCGGTTAGCTGACGAAGGTTCCAATGAACTTTAAAAACGGATTTGAGACTCGGAGGTATCTACAACAGACTAATACAATGAACACTCCTCCCTCCTTCAGACTTCAACGAACACAACGTATGCACGCAGGTCGCCGCCTGAGTTTCTCTGAGCGCAATAATCCGCCGGAAGCACCTGAACTCGACAGCGATTTCAGCGAGAATGATTACGCAATCGCCAACTTTGAGGATATGAACGACGACGACGATATTCATGTCCGATGGTCGGTGGAGCATCAGCGGGCGTACATGTACTCAAGACTAGATCGTCCGACTCAGTGGGTTCAGGATCACTGGACGCTTCGGAAGACGATTGAGGTAGGGCTCGGATACTCGTGGTCTTCCGATGAGGCATTTGATATCAGCGACATGCCTAGTAACTTCGTAATCATCCATCGCGAGATCCCTGATGACGATGGGACTCCGACAATGGAACATTTGGATCCTTATACTCCTAACGATGCTGCCCGTATCAATGATATCTTGGATTATCCGATGTCCTCTCCAGCCGCCAACAAGATTATGTACATATTCTCGGTGCGTTAGTATAATAGCACAGCAGGAATATGTCGGTTGATAATGCCCCCTCAATCCCTCAAATGAAGAGGGATATACAGGATGCACGTATTGAACTCAATTCCAGGGACCCGCCAGGGACGAGTTATGATTTGGTGGATATGTTGGATGGCAAGCTTACAAATTACATATCCGATCTCAGGAAGGATGACCCAGAATACGAAAAGAAGATCAAGTATTTTAAGGGATTGTTATCGTCGGGAATGTTGCCCAATGCTGTAGCAGCATTTGAACGGAAGGAGCATGGGACAATAAACCTACCTACACGCATGACACAGCCTGGTGGAAAAAAGAAGAAAACCCGTGGTAAAGGAATACGGTCCAGGCGCACGCGGCGCGTTACGCGTCGCCGACACTAGAGTCGCAGGTAGAGCGAATCGGGAACCACCAGACCCCGCACTAAGTCCTGGCGGACTTCGCGGAGAATCTCCAGAACCTCAAGATTTTTGGTGATGGTGGCCAGGGTGACCCACTCATCCACGATGTTGGCTGTTTTCAGGATCGCCTTCATGAAATTGCCTTCGTAGATCTCGTACTGCGCGCACAGAACCCCCATCTCCTCCCCACCCATCCACCGGAACACGACTTCGGGCCAGTAGTTGTGGATGCCCCAGTACTCTGGCTGACTTTTTGGATTCTCTTCGGCATACAGCGTTTGGGCAGCGATATGAACAGCTAGCAGTGCGTTCTTGAGCGTATCGGGGACCCTCAGCGAATCTACCGTGATCGGCTCCTCCGTCTTCTCGCCCTCCACGAAACACGAGAGCAGCGCCACCAACTCTGCCCTTGGAAGATTGAACCCCTGCTTGAACATCGCCGACATCACCAGAGGATTTCCCTCGTTGATTTCGGAGGCTAGGACACCCAGCTCCGTCAGTGTCTCTCCCTCCGCATACCCGAGCCGCTGGAGATTCGCTAGGAACGGGACTTCTACCTTTTGCAGGACCGCCAGCTTCTCACGCAGGAGAACGAGGTAATCCTGCGTCTTCTTATACTCGCGATACCGCTTCCACCCCTCTTCCCACTTGGGACCCACATGTTTGTTCTTCCAGCTGTCCAGACCCTGCTGCGCCTTCTTCCGCTCCGCATTCTGCGTCATCTTGATCGTCGTCTCAAATGCGTCGCGCTTCTCAAACTCGGCGAGATCCAGACCCTCATACTGCATCTTGATCGTTTCCAGCTCGGCTGTCTTGGACTCAATCTCCATCTGGCGCTGAACATACCAGTACGACTGCTTCACTAGTCCCAGCCAGCCAACCTTTCCCTGCTGCAGACACTTCAAGAGGAAGTCGTAGTGGAAATCCATCCGCGACTCCAGAGACTGCTGCTGTCCCTTCATCATCGCCTGCACATCCTCCAGCGTCTCGGGCTTGCGGTCAGGGAGGTAATACACGAACCCGCGCGTATCCTTGCCACGCCGCCCTGCACGACCCGCCATCTGGATATACTCATCCGTTCGGAGCATCCGCAGTCCCTCGACAGCATCGTCATACTTACGGTAACTGGTGAAGACCACTGTCTTGGTCGGCATGTTGATCCCGACCGCAAACGTCTCCGTCGCAAACAGAATTTTTAGGAGACCGCGAGAGAAGAGAACTTCCACGATCTCCTTGAGAATCGGAAGCAGTCCGCTATGATGGAATGCCACACCCTTGACAAGGAGGGACATCAGGGCATTGTACTGCGGAAGCATCTCCAGACCAGGGTAGCGGTGTAGATGGAAGCGCACGATCTTCTGGATGGCTGCGCCCTCCGTCGCATCAATCAAGGTATCGCTCACCTTGGCAGCGTACTGCTCACACATCTTGCGCGAGAACACGAAGAACATAGCGGGAAGCTTCTCTTCCACCCTGAGCATCTCCACCATATTATTCATTTGGTGAAGGAAGCTGTCGGATCGGAGTTCGCGAACCACCGACGGATCGTCAGCTGCCCGAGCCTTGACTGCATCCGAGTGCCTGCGAGTGGCATCATCTACGCTTTTCAGGTAACGCAGATAATCAGCATAAGCGGAGCGATGGAATACATCCTTTTCATCCATAACAAGATTCTTGAGTACGCGATGCTCAAGCGGAACAACCCTGTACTGCGTAGAGATCAAGTGCATTGGAACTTGTTTCATTTCACCGATCCACTGAGCAAAGACGTCTGGGCTGTCAATCGTAGCCGAGAGAAGCACAAGGCGGATCGACGGTGGCAGGAGGATCAGACACTCCTCCCACACCTTTCCACGCTCTGGATTGTTGAAGTAGTGAACCTCGTCGAAGACCACAGCATCAACACCGTCTAGAGACAGCGACGCGGTTGCGCCCACGCCCTCAGTGGATGACCCAATCTTGAACAGCAGATTGCGGAGGATCTCAGTAGTCATCACAACCACATCGGCCTGTGGCATGAATTTGACATCACCCGTCATGATGCCGACGGTGGCTGACGTAGCCCCCTGGGCGGAGTATAACTCTTTTAGGTCGTGGAACTTTTGATTGGACAGCGACTTGATAGGGGTGGTATAGAAGACGCGACCCCCGCGCTTCAGGGAATACTCGATCTGATACTCGCCCACCAGGGTCTTGCCACTGCCTGTCTTGGCAGTGACCAGAACATTCTCGCGGGCTTGGATAGCAGCTACTGCATGTTTCTGGAAAGGATCCAGAGGAAACGTATAAGACGTCTCGACCTCGGGAGCCTGGTTAATATCGCAAATCTTTAACATTCTTGTTCTGTCTCTGAAACAGGAACTAACGGGTCCGTTTTATCTAGCCGTGCGTATATATCCGCGCATCCGCTGTTTCAATGATGACATTGCACCAACGCAATCCGTACTTGTCCGTGGAATACACTGCGTAGCCTTTTTCTTCTAGAATAGCAATGTTATGGGTATTGGGATAGATATAGTTGATCAAGAGAAGTTGTCCGGCGAGGTGTTCGACTCTCTCGATACTGCATTCTGGGTCCTCCAAGAGCTGTATGAGCTCTTCCATTAGAATAGAGTAGAGGGCATTTTCTTACAGTAAGTCCCGCTCGAAAAGTAGTAGATGAAGTAGAACGGTCCCATCATGATGGCGGCAAGGATACCAAACAGCTTTTCACCGACCGAGCCAGTGTATCCGAAGCAGATGAGGGACATCACAAATCCAACGATTCCAAAAATCGTCCAGAGGGTTCCGAAGACCAGAAGCGCAAGACCGCCAACAGAGTTAAAAAGCGACTTACCAATCGACATCTTCGAACCGGTAGGGGGAGGAGTCGCGACAACCGGTGTCACGGGAGTAGCAGGATTGCCGGCACCGCTGTCCTTTGCCATCTTGTTGGCGATTGCATTGGACGGCTGGGGAGGAGGGAGATCGGTAGGAGGAGGACCCATCGGACGCTGGCTCATGTCTATATTATACTTTGGACCCAAAGATTTTCAAGCAGAGCGGAAGACACTTCGCGCCAGAGAGACAACATCCTCGTCGGCGATGTTGGCAATTGTCCGGGCAACATCACAGAGCCCGTCGTGGATATCCATCCACGCGTCATCATTCCAGGGTACCCTGGTGGTGCGCGGAGGGTTGCCTGGAAAGTTCTCAAGGAGAACACCGTCCTTCTTGCCCTTCATGAACATGTAGCAGCGGAGCTGAACGAAATCATACGCAGGCGGAACGGTCCAGAACCGCTTACGGTTCTTTGTCTCTACAACCTTGCCATCCTGCAGACCGTCCAGATAGCCGATGAGGCGGTAATCAGGGCACTCAAACTCTACAAATGTATTGCGATCGGTCACCTCCTTCCCTGTCTCGGCGGCATAGGTGTTCTCAGCCTTGTCCTCCAACTTGGTTCCACGGCGCTTCTGGATCTCGCTTGCCAAGACCTGATGCTCCTGGGTGCTCTCCACGTGCGCCACCACCTGGGGATTAGACGCAGCGGCGGCGACTGTCGTCTGCCCCGATACGATCTTAGCCACCACCTCCTTGAGAGCTTCGCTGACAGGGCGCTTACCTTCCAGCGTCTCCTGCACAACCTGCTGGATATGTGTTGTCTTGAACGTTTGAATTGCGCTCTCCATCTCCTTATCGGTCGTAGCCTTGCATGCGACATCTACCGAGTTCCACATAGCACGCATAGTGGCTGGGGATGCCTGATCGACAATTTCACGCTCGGTGCGGGCACCCATAGACTCCTTGACTCCCAGAATCATTGGCTTGAACTTTGGCAGTGTCGATAGAACCTTGAGGAGGATTTCATTTTTGGACTTGTATGGATTGCGACCGAGGATACCGGCAACTTCAGAGGCTGAGAAACGGGGCTTCATTTTAAACTACTTAGGAGTCTATCCGTAGATATGTTTAAGCATCCGTTTTCATAAAGAGTAATGATTCGACTTCACATGCTTGCTATTCCGCATACAGTCACCACGAACGAGTTCAGTCACTGTGCATTCACGGGGAAGGTTAAGCGCTTTGCCCCCATGATGCGTGCGCGTGGGTTTGAGGTGTTTCATTACGGCGTAGAGGGATCAGACTCAGGGGCTGATCGGGATATTCACTTGATGACGCGCGATGAGTGGGATATCTTTCGTGTCTTGTCATACAAGAAACTCCATCCAGATGTCAGCCACGATGAGGTTGTGCGAAGGCTGGAGGATCCTACGCAGTATATTGGAAACCTGGGAAACTGGGATACTCCGCTGTACCGAGAATTCAATCTTCGGCTAAAAGACTATCTCAAAGAGAACTATCGTTCAACTCAGACCGATATTGTCTGCCTACCGTTTGGACGTGCGCACGATGCGGCTCTAGAGGGTCTTAATGCGGTAGCAGTCGAGAGTGGAATCGGTTACCCCAACTCCTATTGTAACTATCGTATCTTTGAGAGCCATACGTGGATGCACACGATTCTTGCGAAGGAGAGCAAGAGTCCTCAGAATTACTGGTTCGTAGCTCCCAATTACTTTGATGTGTCTGAATGGGCGTTTTCTCCTACCCCACTCGCAAACACGGTAGGATTCTTTGGACGCATCAACGATGGCAAAGGCTGTCACCTCATTGTTGAAGTTGCCAGAAGAATGCCGCACGTCACGTTCTTCTTGTGCGGACAGGGTGATCCTACCCCCTATCTCAAGTGCCCCAATATTAAGTACAAGGCTCCTATCCACGGTGCCGAGCGATCGGACTATCTTGGACGTCTTTCTGCTCTCCTGGCACCGACGCAGTGGGTCGAGCCTTTTTGCGGAGTAGCCGTAGAAGCCCAATTGTGCGGGACACCGGTAGTCACTGGCGATTGGGGTGCGCAGACGGAGACGGTGGAACCCTTCAAGACGGGTCTTCATTGTCATACACTTGCCGACTACTGTCTGGGAATCCAGATGGCACTAGACGGAAAGTTTGATAGGATGTATATTCGTGAGCGTGCAGTATCGAAATACAGCTTGGAGGCAGTTGGAAAGTCATACGAGCATGCTTTGAAATCAATCATGGACGTACATAACGGAAAGAACGGATGGTACTCTGGAACATCACATCTTGCGTGTATAGCGCCGGCCTCGGCCCCGGCGCCGACCAGCGGGAACGATCTTCCGTGATGCCCTGAAAACTTTGACGCGCGGACGGGGAGCAGGAGGCGGCGAGGGTTCGGGGGTACGGAGTGTATCCTCATCTGACGACACGCTTAAGGTAGAATACGATGCAGGAACATCTGGGACTACATCGTGATGTTCTGAGATAAGTCCATAGTCTGCTTTGGTGATCACTGGTGTCTGTCCAGGCGGTAGTTGAACAGGCTTTAGAGCCAATATGTCATTCAGGAGAGACTGACGCACTTGTCCCGCCTTGCGCGTGCGAACCCTGCGTTTTACGTTATGTTTGCGCCGGCTTACCATTATTCAAGACACCGAAGAATTTCAAATTGACTGGATGAACTCCCACTGCAAGTATTCACAAATCTTCTTCCAAATTGTATCGTGCTGAATGAGCCGGTCCCGTGACTTCAACAGAGGGAAATGGACCTTGTACTCATCCAGCTCTAAGAGCTCCAGAAATTTATAAATGATATACGAATACGACAGGAAATTGCGGCGCTCGTCGGGGCAGTACAGCAGATACGGAGCCTGAACTTCCTGGAACATGGCGCGAATCTTGTCCTCGATCTCTGGAGTAATCGTCGGAGGAGGATTTCCATTCAAACGCGACAGAATATGAGCGGCGTGCTCATAGTATCGGTTACGCCCCAGCTTTTTTAAGATCTCGCGAATATTCTGCTCAGTCAAGAGAGCAATATTATCGATACGGCGCTTACGCAGCTCGCAGATAACTTCGTTCATCACATCTTCGGGGATCTCTGTACTCTCCTTGGCCTGGAACTGGTTGAGAATCTCATTGAGGTGATTCTGCTTCTTGTAGGCGTAATTATTGCGCTCCTTCGGGGGATCCCGGAAACTGGGGAAGTCTGAGACAACTAGGGAGTACTCTTCGGATCCGCACTTGGGGCAAACGAGGATACCTTCGGCTGTGATCTCTTCGCGCGGGATATTGCACGTGGCACAGTGCTCAGCCATCTTCTTGATATACTCGGCATTCTCCGATACGTTGAGACCGTTGGACAGACCACGACGAGATAGGTACTCATCAAACATCCGCTTCTTGGATGGTCCAATGGCTGTCTCGGTCGCCGAGAACAGCTTATCGAAGGTGCCACACTCAATCTTTGTAACTGTCTTCTTTACTGTCTGTGCATAGTAGTCCAACATGATATCCCCCGATTCCAAGTAGTATGACCGAATATCTGTCTTTTCTTCTGCGTTAGAAATCTCAGTCCGTAGTGTATCTAGCTGGGCAGACAGTTTAGTGTTCTGCATAACATCCTCAAACTTGAACGGATCGAACGGTCGTTCAAGCTGTGTCTCTAGCTGCTTTAGATCGGCGCGCATTTTAACGAGACTACTTTCAGATGACTTCTCCTGGAGCTCTCCCACATACTTCTCATGTAACGAATCAAGAGTCCCCATTGGGTCTTTTGATTTGTTGGAACTTACCTCACGCGCCTTTTTCACCTTGAATACATCAGATGACATTGTTGTTGTTCTTCTCTAAGAGTTCGTAAGTTGTTATTTGCTTCGGCGCGTCGCCAGTCCAAAAAATAACGCAAGGAATGCAATCCCCAGAAGGATTACAGGACCCGAGTCGTACTTCACCAGAACATCGCCGTCAAACTTTTCTTTCTTTAACTTGGCATCTTCCGCGGCCTCCTTCTTTTTGCGTGCCTCTTCTGTCTTATCAAACCCGTTCTTCCACTCGGCATACGACTTGACCGCCGCTGCCTCGCGAGCCGCCTGATTATCAGCTTCCTTGCATCCGCGCAGATTGAATTCCAGAGAGGGCGTGATAAAACGCGTCTCGTCGCCACTATCGGCACCACTGACAATATTGGTCGTCGTGCAGGTGTATGCCTTGCACTTGGGGACACCGTCGAGAACCATTCCATTCATGATTTTCAGGGGATTCAGAGCCGCGATATCACCACCAGCTCCAGGAATCAGACCATCAAAACCGCTGCCTTCGACCGCACTGGCAAAACTATCGCCAAGAATACCCGCTGCATCGTCCATTCCAAGCTTGTTATTGACCCATGTGTAACGCTGCACAAGTCCTCCACCAGGAGCCTTGCACAGACCTCCCGTATCGCGAAAAAATTGGTTTCCAGTTTTCGGTCCGCGAACGAGACGATCTACATATGTCCGAATAGCGCCGACGTTGGTAAAAATCTGGTCAATGTTACCAGAATCTCCTACTCCTAGGCTCTTAGGAGACTGGATAGTCTGGAGGTAATCAAAGGATGGACCCAAGACAACGTCCATACCAGAATTCACAGCCTTGATTGGATTGTCATTTGCGGCTGCAATTGAATCTTGGATACCGCTCCACATTATTCTTTTGGGGTAGAAGCAAATTTTGCGAGCTGTTCCTTGTACGAATTGTTTGTCATGATGCACGGACGCTGACGTCCCATCGTATCCACCACCCGCTCAATTGGAATCCTGAACTTCCTGGAAATATAGGCAGCAGCCAGCGTTGCTGAGCGGTTCATCCCTGCCTGGCAATGGACAAACACATTGCGACATCCAGGATCCTGGAGAAACCTATCCATTGCCTTCTCAAACTGCTCGTAGTGTGCGGCTAGGATAGGATATCCCTCAATATCAGGAGCATCCAGGCACACATAGTTTGGACCCATATATCTCTTTGCCCAGAGGGGACAAGCGCTCTCATCTGCACAATTAATGACGTGTGTAATGCCCCTTACCGCAACAAAGATGGGGTTCAGATAAAAGCCGGCACCAACCATTATCCGATTAAACGGAGTTGCTGACGGATCACTAATGAACCCACGAGACGACGAGCGATACTTACTCAAGATCTTTTCAATCTCAGCCATGTTGTTTCTTTACGATACAATTGTTAGACTCATTTTTACTTGGCCTTCGAAAACCAAGAAGGGCAGCACTTCTTTACCTCAGCCAGTGCAACTCCCGCGATCTTACCCGCCTCAGCCTTCACGAGCTTGACGACCTCTACGACATAGGGAAGTGTCACATCACACCATCCGGCAAGGTCTGCCTTCTGCTGCTCGGATAGCGGGGACTCGCGAATCGCCTTCTTGACCTCCTCCACAATGAATTTCGCCTTGTCCTCATCCGAGCGATCGGCGAGGATCTCAACCTCCGCGATTGTCTTGAGCACAAACTTCAGCAGATCAGACTTGTTGGCGAAATCTACGACGGCAGCCTTGACAGCCTCGGTCGCGGAAGGGGCAGGAGCGGGACATGGGCACGCGCATGGGGCATTGGGCGATGGGCAGGAGGGGCATTGGCATGGGACGGGAACGGCTACGGCTACGGGCTCCGACATGTTTTATACTTAAACACGAGACATTGTCTCTAAGCAGCTTACTCCTTCTTCTTCTCCTCCTCCTCACTATCCTCGTCATCAGGATCAGGGGACTGACCTCCCCGCTTAGACTTGCCATGCTTCACCTTGACGGGCTTGCCGTTCTTGATCGTCCAGCGGTGTCCCGTCTTCTTCTCCCACTTACGCAGGGTGCCCTTCTGCTTCGCCAGAGCGGACTTGCGGGCTGAGACGATACGGCCATACTTGTTGTACTTCAGCTGCTTCTTGGTCAGGCCACCGGGCGTGTGGTGGGCAAGCCCGTGCATGACCGAGGCGCGAGAACCAACCGCGCGGACGTGAGCTCCTCCTGTGGCAATTTCGTCAGACATTTATACTGTTCCTACAAATTATTGCTTGATGGAGGTAGCTACATCTTGGTCGGACAGAATCACCTCGTGAGGGAGGACGAGGTAGAGCACGCTACTGAAAAACGCAGACATCCGGTTGTCCAAAACAATGCTCCGGATCTTGTCGTTGCTTGCAAGGGTGGAGAGCAGGCGGGACAGCAGGGCAGGTTTCTCAAGGGTCTTACGAGCACTCTTGACTTCTACGCGACACGAATCCCCGTCCCAGTAACACAGAGACGACGACTTGCAGTCTGCGGCTCCCTGACTGCGACATGGCTTCCTGAGTTTCTTGTAAAAGCTCGGGATATCTGTGGCTGTCGAAACACGAACAGCATCGCCAAACCAGTCTGCCAGTTGCTCTCGCAGCTTGTCTAGATTATGCTTGGGATCGGCTAGGAGATCTCGCATAGTGCTACGTCCCGGATCTTGAAGATCGCGGGAGAGCTGGTAGAGCAGGAAATCAAAGACTTCGGCCTCGTAGGTGACTGCACGAGACGCTTTCACCGACTCGGAATCGGGAACAACGCTCACCAAGGTATCTTCATCTTCGGCACTCACCGTTTGAATGATTTCGGCGGGGCTGCTGTCTAGGATCTCCGATCCTCCACTGACTGGAACGCGGAGTCCAGAGCGTGTGATCAGCTCAACTTCCTCTTTATTGGTGTTTGTGAGTTCGTGTCCATACTCGTATCCCGGATGAATCTCAGCGAGCTGGGACAGGTACGCAATCATCTTGTACTTTTCCGGGTAGTCGGCAGGACGAACGTCAGAATATCCTTTCAGACGAGGACCATAGATCATACCTGCAGGTGGGATCTGCGACGTAGGACGGAAGGGCACAATAATTTGACCAGGGATCATGAACGCCTGTGCGCGCTCGTAGGGATCCAGGATCACACGAATATCTCCGGGCGACTTGCGTAGCTTTTCCTGAATGAATGCGTCTGCATTCTCAATTGTTGGAATTACTCCCTGACCACATGCCGTCTCTCGCACCTCTTCTAGCCGCTCGCGTACCTTCTTCTCAAATGGAGGCTGGGCGATATTGGCATTATACACGGGCTTTCGCTTGCTGTGCGATACGTGGCATAGGTAATCTGCCGATCCATTTGGATAGACCACAACAGCAATTGCCCGATCACGCCGGAGAATAGTATTGGTGTTCATGAAGCATTCGGTTGTGGGGGGTCCTTCGGGATTGACAAAGAGAACATATGCCCAACACTCGCTTACATGGCATGCATACTCAAGCTCCTGGAGTGCCGAAAGCGTTCCATCATCAAAAGCCTTGTCAATGGATGCTACGCGCGCTGCCACCTTATCCGAGTGTCCCTCAATGGTATGCGCCACATCTTCACGGTTCCACGAACGGAAGAAGGAGCAGCGAATCGTGGCTTCAGGGTTCTTGAGCGGTCCTTCAATTGTGATTGGTTTCTTGGAGTTCAAGACATCGGGAAGAGTTGTTGCAGCATGTCCCATTCCCAGACGGAAAAACCCAGCACGGTTGGACTGAATGCGATCCTTAGCATCCTTGAACACCTTGTAATCCACAGAAATACCCGTGGCGCGCAGAATATCAGGAGGAATGTACGCCAGACGCTTCTCAGAGGGGTTCTTTGAGAGACCGAGAATATAGAATGCTTCTACAGATGTCATATCCGTCTTATCCTTGATCTTCTTCTGGGGCGTCGCATAACAGCAGGGGATCTGCTTGCCATTCTTCTTGGATTTGTAAGCAATCAGACCCGCATACACGTGCTTGCCGTTTCGCTGGAGAACTGGATATTCGGTAATTGACTGAGTAGCCTCCTCGGTCGCATCGCTTGACCGGATCTTTCCGTGGCAGACTGGGCACTTTCCATCAGCCTCGTCTAGCTGATCCTTGGTCAAAGGAATACGATCAACAGTACACCAGTACTCTGGGCAAATCACTAGACCGTCGGGGTCTGTTACCTCATGCGCACGGTCTTCGGCTGACGCATACGGCGTTCCCTTCAGTTCAGTCGCACGGTCCTTGGGCAGAATGATTGGCTGCTTGTGCTTCTCGCACTTCTGCAGGATGGATGGATCATCAGGGTCGTACGTGTCAGGGTCAAAACCACGGAGCTCGGTGATAATATAATTTTTCAGGGTGGTGGTGACACCAGTCGCTTTAATGGTTTTGGCCTTCTTGGCTGCTGCTTCGGGGGCAGCTGCTGGAGCTACAATACGAGGACCCCCCGTGAGCGCAGCTGCAGCTGCAAAGATATCGTCATCGTCATCATCATCGGCTTTTACATGAGCCCTCTCGGCACGCACTGGAATTGAAGCGACTACGGCTTCCGATGTCTCGCGTCGCTGCGGACATACGTCGTCAAGCTTCTGAATGTTCGGGTGCATCAAGATATGGCGGAGAGAGCTGGCATAGACGGTTAGACGATCTACATCATTCGCATGGCTCATAAGGGTGTTCTTGGCCGTGAAGTAGAACTGCGGCATGTTCACCATCTTGCGATCCAGGAGTTCGGGATGCAGACTGATCTCCGCCTTGACCCTGGCTAGGATAGCGGCGGCTTCCTTTTCGGGTGTTCCAGGGATACGATCCATGACATCGGCAAGGGACGGATTAGGCATATCGGTGAGCAACTGGACAATCGCGAGTTCGTCGGCGGTCATTCCGATATCGTTGGTCTGGTCTGCGCGCAGGAAGTTGAACTTCAGCTTCTCAGGTTCCGAGAGCTCAAAGAGTCCGCGCAGGCAATCCAGCCGACGGAGATCAGCTTCCGCAAGTTCGGAAGCGTACCGAAGCTCTACCGTCGTATCTTGAACAACCCATCGCTCGTCAGCATAATCTAGAGGATCCACGAAGGTGGCAAGACCGTCAATGGAAAGCAGAAACTCTTTTGCTGTCTTCAGGAGATCGGGTGCATTGAATGTCTTCTCATCTTCGTGGCGCGAACACGAGACCACCAGCTCAGTAGAGGTCATGGTGATACGATCAAATGACTCGCGCGAATCTCCCCGATAAAAGACGAGAGCAGGCTTGCTCTTGTTCGGCTTGGTTTTGAGCCACCAGTGTGCCCACCGACGCAGATCCAGAAAGGGTTTCTTACGCGAATCGTTGGTAAAAAACTTGTGCCGCGCCTGTTCTAGGCGGCTAGTGAAAAGGCTGACCACGGGCGTCTCTTCGCTCACCGTTGTTCCGTAAAAGATCTGCTCAAACTTGTTGCGCACCGATCCCCCGATTCGAGTCTTCACCAGCGGAAGCTTCCAGCGGATAGACTGGACAGATGACGTATCAGGACGTGGAGCACCCAGATCAGAAATGACACGCACGATCTTATCTTGAGTTTCCGTCTGCCTCAGAATTTCTGCCGAGACCAAAATGGGAGTCGCCGCCGAATAGCGAGGGAAATACACTAGCTGACGCTTGGAGGGCGTTCCCTCGGTAATAGGTACGACCCGGAAATGAACAGGATTGGAATGGAGAGTCTTAAACAGCATTTTTTGATCAACGGCTACGAGGGCAGAAGGAGGCAGGTGCTCGGGATCCTCTGCGTTGTCCATGGGAAGAACCCACGACCGGTCTTCGGGAAGACCTAGGATACGGTACTCCTTGAATGAGTCTTTGACAGCCGGATCAATCGACATCCAGTCTGTTTTCGTGATCTCTCCCTGGAACGAGAGCGGAGGCTGGCGGAGAGTATTGTACTGCTCCAGCGCCTTACGTATCGGCTTACCTTCTGCCGACATACGCAGAAAAAGGTTCTCCCATCGACGAGAGTCGGCAGCATAGTAATCCCCTGGAAACTCCTCTTGGACATAAATGCGCAGGCGGTCAGGATGCAGTCCCGCAATCTTTCCAATTTTGGTCTTGACGGTTTCAATGGTATCGTCTGTAAAGAATGTCATGGCCAACGAAAATTCATCTGGCCTTTCGACTTGCAGAGTTACCTCCTCTGACATTATTTCCTATCGTCTAAAATTAATGCAACAGTCTATCAGCGGGAAGGGACCAGCCGTAGATTCAAGTATGCTACTCGCATCAAAGCGTAAGGCGCTCCTCAAAAGCGCGGAAGCAAGCTATGTGAATGATCCTAAAAAGATGCTGATTAAGACCACTCAGCAGCTTCAGGATCGCGAACAGTGCGGACAGGCGTGCTTAGATATAACTCGCGTGACAAATGATGTCCCGACTATTACCAACCTACAGGGATCGTATGAGAATTCTCCACCATCGTCTAACCCTACCATTGCCACACTGACGTGGAATGAGTCAAATGTATTCAGCCGCAGCATTATTGTTCGCGACAATTCGCTCGCGGATGTCACAAGTACCGCACTCACCAGTCTTCTACCTGGTTATGCCGTGGTCACATACCAGTCAGCTGATCCGTATGGAAGTTACTACGTTACTATTACGGTGAATAATGCGAAGGCGAGTGCTAGCGCCCAGATTACGTTCAGTGTCAGCTGCTTCCTTGGACGCGTAGAGCTCCAGACTCGTGATGGTCTTCTGGCGGCAGAGAAGGTTGGCCTGGGCACCGAGATGCTCCAGCCCGATGGATCCTACAGTAAGGTTGTGCAGGTCAAGAAGACAACGGTTACTTCCCAGTCTGCGAACAAGGACTCTCGCCTCTTTGCGGATGACACTGAGAAGCTGGTGGTCACATCGTGGCACAAGATTCGGTTTCCCGATGAACTGGTTGAGACCAAGGCCGATGAGCACCCGCGCCTGCACGAGATTACTCAGGAGTATCCTTTCGACGTCTTCCACTTCCAGCTTGAGAAGTTTGCCCATAAGATCTTGGTGTCTGATACTGGAATTGTCAGCGAGAGCTTTATCCCGATCAATCCCAGCGAGTAAAGCTTTTAAGACGTGAAAGAGTATATTTATAATGAAACTTCTCGTTATCAATCTTCCCGAACACACTGAACGATTGCAATCCTTTCAAGAGAATTGGAATTGGTTAGGGGATATAGAGGTTGTACCCGGGGTTCGGCATGACATACCGCATTCTGGTTGTGGGCTAGCGCATGTCAATGCTGTTCGTAGAGGTCTAGCTCAATCCGAGGTATGTCTCGTCTTTGAAGATGATGCCCGGTTTGATGGAGATCGCGACGAACTTCTGAAAATACTCAAGACACTTCCAGACTCTTCATCTCAGTGGGATGCGGTTGTTCTGGGAGTGGAAGGTGACGGAGCAAGGCGCGACTCGGTAAGTGCGGTGCGAGTTCATCCTCTCTGTCTCCAACTATCACCATCTGAAATCCCTAGTCAAACGCATGTGGTGATGTGGAGCCGATCTGCTCTTCCAATCCTTGCCGAATATGAAAAAACAATTATGGGTGGGTATTTCTTACCGATTGATCGTTTCCTCTTTATGGACTCGTGGTACCACCAACTATGGGCGAGATGGGAACCTGTTCCATCTGCAAAAGACACGATCCAACATCCCTGGAGGTCACCATCAAACGATCTGTTGTGGAATACTCCTCGAACGTGGATATGCGATGATCCGTGCATGTCAAAACTCATTCAATCGGATGGGTTTGTATCATCTCATACCGGTACCCCTGGAAATGGGTATAAGCACAAATCTGTTACAACAAGGTTTCTACATGATACGGGGAAGGACGCTGTACCAGGGACAGGGCGCCCATCAAGAGATGCTTGTATTCGTCAAGGACGAAAACCATGTGGATACACTGCGTCAATCGTATGCACGGCACGAAATGTTGAAAAAACTTTTGCGGCAGAATCATTGGAGATCATTTTTGCTGCTTTTGACGATTACAAATTTATTGTTGTGGAAAGCAATTCAGATGATAAAACGCTAGATGTCCTTACAGACTTCTGCTCTCGTGACACACGTCGTCATGTAATATGCCTAAGCCCGGATACAGGTAAAACAAGACCCCAGCGAATTGCCAGAGCTCGAAACGAGTATATGAAACATGTGGACCCGACATTCCAGTATATTCTTGTCGTAGATGTGGATGATGCACTAGATGTAGATATGAATTTTTCAGAATGCCTGTATAAATCTCTGGAACGCACAGATTGGGACGGTGTTGGATCCAATCGCCGAGGACCATATTATGATTCGTGGGCACTACGATCTGCCGAACTTGGATTAACCCGCGATCCTTATCTCGTGATGGAAGAGAATCCTATATCCCTCGATGAGGCATTATTCAGTAAAATAATTGCTCCCGATTACGATTGGATCCGGTGTGAATCTGCGTTTGGGTGTTTGGCGGTGTATAGGACATCGGCTGTCACAGGACATACATACAATGGAGATGAAACATGCGAACACGTATCGTTCAATACAGGTCTTCGGATGTTTATTGTTCCTTATTTGATGTCGGGAGGGGACTACATTTTCAGCGATGGTCTTTTTTCCGATATTATCCCTGCGAACAGGTGGCTTTAATGTTTAACACGTTACAGCGGACTATCCGTGATCTTCATCCCGCAGTAATCTACGGGACTCTTGGCATAATTGACAGGGGTATAGATCCCGATACGAGACGCATCTTCCAACAATCGCCGGAAATTCGCCCAGAACTCTGGGGTGTGCTTTCCTGACGATAATTCTGCTGTCATGAGATGCGCCATCTCGTGCAGGACCACAAACATGACCGTGTTCATATCCACGAACGGGTAGGCAGGAGGATCGTTCTTGTCGCGCAGGCATATCACGATCTTTTCTCCCTTGTTTTCCGAGTATGATGTGTCCTTTGACGTTACCGAGTTCTCCAGGATACTGTCGGGACGGTAGCGCTCCACGAGGAGCTGCGTAGGTTTGTCGGTGACATACTCATCTTGCTTGTACAGGCTCACGATCTTCTGGATATTCTGCTTGACCTTGGCAATACGTTCGGCGGCTTCGTCCTTGCCCGGTAGATCTTGAACTCGCTGTCCTCCTACAGTTGTTAGATTTCCAGGGTCGCCGCTTATAAAGAGGTATCCCAGGTAACCCATCATAGCAACCGTAATTGCGACGAACTCGGGTCTCATTATTCATCTACACACACTTCTTACTTCGCGCCAACGCCCGCCTCGCCGATCTCCAGCTCGCGGCGGAACAGATCGGGCTCAATCGTGGAGTTCAGGAAGGGCGACACGGCGGCACGGGGGTTCGGGGGGTCCGAGCGCACATCGAGGTTGGCATTGCGGAGGGACTGTCCGACCGTGTTAATACCGTAGTGGTACGAGGGCGAGAGGAAGTTCTGGCCCTTCAGGTCACCCATGCCAACCGGGTTGGTGGCCGCCCACGATGCACCCAGTCCGCCCTTGGGGAGAAGCTCCTCAGGCGAGAGGATCGTCTGGGAATAGGTCTGCTGACCCGTCGGGTGGCGCTCCTCGCCCTGCATCGTCAGGTTCTCATTGCCACCCTCCACATGGGGGTTAGGATTTGCGGGATAGGACGGGTCATTGGACAGAGGTCCCTGGGGCTCCAGGCCACCGACCTCCAGGCCCTCACCCAGGAACTTGGACGCGGAATAGCCGTTCACGACGACCACGAGGAATACAATTCCCAGAGCGACTGCACCAAGGCGAAGCATATTGGACTGGGAAAACTTCATAGCAGATTTATATTGCTTTAGAGACAAAATTATGGAGAAAAAGCAGGGTGGCGGATTCTTCGACAACATCTTCCAGGACGTCTTAGACTTTAGTGCCCGACCTGAGACTCACTCCTTCATTGAAATACAGGTGATTAAGCCTCTACTTTCACGCATTTTCCACCAGCTCTACCCCTACATTGTTGGTGTTCTGATTCTGTGGATCCTCATGTTCAGCTGCCTTGCTGTGATCCTCCTGCTTCTCATGCGCGGCAGTCTTCTTGACAGTGTCATGGTGTTCAGGAAATAGAACGCGAGTCAAGTCCTTCTTCGAGAGTTCCCAGAACCCACGCAGACCGCGCTCCTTGGCGAGAGCGCGCATTTGAACAATAGTCATCTTCTTCATCTTATGCTTGGCGGGGAGCTCGGGCATCTCCAGTAGGGCGATGAGCTGCTCCTTGGGTAGAATGTAGTATTGAAAGATACCACGACCCTTGGCCAGTTTCTTGAGTTCAGCGAGAGTCTTGGTGGAGAGCATTTTAACCAATCTGTTTTTACCCTCTGAGAGTAAGGATGGACCTCGTATCCGTTTTAGTGGTTTTGATTGCCACTTTACTTGCGGCTTTCGGGTTTCTATATGCCTATGGCATGTCACGCTTACAAGAGATCAAAGACAACTGGGTTAGCTATCGTTGCAATCCTATCTATATGCCCATGGCGGGAGCGGTGGGCTCGGATATCGGAAAAAACTTCATGTTCTGCACCATGCAGTCTGTGAATAAGTATGCTGGTTTCATCATGGATCCCATCTACAAGAACTTTGCGATCTTGACGGGAATCATCAACAGCATCCTGGATTCTATAAACAGCATGCGTGAGCTGGTTACGGGGGCGTCGGACGGGTTCCTCGGGATTATCCGCAGTACGTTCGGCAAGATTCAGAACACGTTTGGGACAACGATTCAGATGGTGAATCGCGTGCGAACCCTGATGAACCGTATGGTTGGTGTGTTTGCTGTGATAATGAACATTGTGAGTACTGGAATCTATACTGGGGAGAGCGTATCGAACGGTCCGATCGGAGATGCGGCTCGCTTCCTCTGCTTCCGTTCCTCTACTCCGGTAATGACCGATCACGGATACATGCCCATCATCTGCGTAGAGGCGGGAATGCGTCTTTCCGATGGTCAGCTGGTGAAGAGCACAATGCGCTTTGATGGACGTGCGACCCCAATGTGCCGTCTAGGGAATGCGGTCGTCAGCGCGAACCATAAAGTTTTGTATCAGGGCAAGTGGATTCGCGTAGAAGATCACCCGCACGCGATCCCTGCAGAGTCGTACGGGACACTTGTGTGCCTGAACACTGAGAAGCACACAATCCCAATCGGGAATGCCCTATTCATGGACTACGAAGAGACCGATAATCCTCGGATTCTCTCCGAGTTCTTCCGGAAGGTAGAAGACTACTACGGAACAGCTCACTCTGAGCAGAAGATCCGCGATCCACTGAAGTATCGTTATACTGGTGTGATCCCAGGAACACTTGTGATTACAGATACTGGAAGCGTACGGCGGGCAGAGGATATCAATGTTGGGGACTACATTCGTTATGGCGATCGGGTCATCGGTATCCTCCACCATGATGTCGAGAGCACATCTACCTACCGAGGAGTCGCATTTGCCACGGGAACTTGGGTTCGGACTCGGCGTGGCGTAGAGCCCCTACTCAACGGAACTCTTTCTAAGAACAAAATTCGCTGTATCCAGTTCTTGACAGAGAAAGGATGTCTAGGTGTCTATTCCGACCGCGGAGAAACCATGATTCTAGACGATCATGAAGTCCCGTCTGACGAGATCCACGACTGGCGCGATAACGAAGTTCAAAAAGAACCAATCGTAGTATAATGGACATCCTCGCGACAATTGCGGTCGTGGCGGGACCTCTTGTTATTTTGGGCATCATCATGTGGGGTGTTGTCCAAGCGAATCTAGAGGATATCAAACTCACATGGGTAGCGAAGCGTTGTAACCCCCTCTACATGCCATTCGTCAATGTCATTGATCCTTCTACGTCTGTCTTTGAGAATCTCCAGTACTGCTCTACATCCTTTGCATCACAGGTCTTTTCGAGGGCACTCGACGTTATTCATATGTTCTTCGGGCAATTTACGAAGGTTCTCAACAAAGTTCTTGACCAGTTCGGGAGCCTGCGATCTATGGCCACCGGACTCATCACATTTGTCATGTCCTTCATTGATGATATTTTTGGAAAGATCGGAAATACATTCGGCGTTATGCTAGCACTTCTTTCGCGAATCCGAAGCCTGACGAATCGTATCATGGGATCAGCGGGGTATGCGGTGACCACAATGATGACCGTTGCCAATACACTGACAGCGATTGTGGATTGGCTAGCATCTCTGGTTGATACGATTGTGGGTATCATCATAGGAATCGCCTTCATTCTCTCCTTCATCTTTCCTCCACTTCTGTTCTTCTTTCTCCCGCTGGGAATTGCTATGTCAGTAACCGGATTCTCGTGCTTCCACCCCGACACCCTTGTGCAGAAGGCGAGTGGCAACCCGGTGCCTATTCGCGAAGTCAAGGTGGGTGATATCTTGACGGGAGGAAGCCGGGTAACTGCGACTATGCGCTTTAGCACTGACGATGTCAAGCTCTACAACTACAAGAACGTTATCGTCGCCGGACAGCATCTAGTCTGCGAAGACGGGGTGTGGATCTATGTCAAGAACTCGGCTAACGCCCTGCCGTACGATCTTCCCTACCCTTCCGAAATCATCTGTCTCAACACGACCAATCACCATATCTGGATTGGGGATATCCAGTTCTCGGACTATGAAGAGATCGAAGAGGAGATTGAGATGACACCGATGGATCCGACTACCTTGATCGATGCTGTAGGGGGGTACATGCCTCTCCGTGACTGTCAGCCTGGAACCATGACGACAGCCGGAAAGATTCACGGTGTTGTTCAACTAGAAGGAGGTATGATGCAGCTGTTCATGGACAATGAGCACGGAGTCATCCCACTCATGGAGAATAGATATGCGCGCGACTATGCTGATTCTCACGATCCACAAGTCCTGGCCGCGATACAAATGAAAGTCCTCGAACAACTAAATAAAAAGTCCGCGTAAGACAATAAGAATGAAGGACAAGACAACAATTGTTCTCGCCGTCGGAATTGCCGCATTTGTCGCTGCTATTGCGTCTCGTTTCCTCCTGGGTGGCCGGGAGGGATTCATGCAACAGGAGATTGGTGCTCCCGCGGATGGAAGCACGGGAGGGATGTACAATGGAATTGCCGCGATGATGGGCCAGCCCCAGGATCTTCAGTCGGCGCCGACCCCGCTGAAGCAGTATGCGGCGGCCAATGACAATGAGATCTTTGCCTTTGAGAACTCCACGTTCAAGCCGGAGTGCTGCCCGTCCAGCATTACGTCCGACTCGGGATGCCTGTGCCTGTCAAAGCAGGATGAGAAGTCGCTCGCGTACCGTGGCGGAAACCGCGTCGCTTAAAGTATTTACAATCATCTCTAACAACACTTATAAATGTCATTTGACGTCAAGACCATTCTGCGAGACTGCTTGGACAATCTTGTCAAGGAGTTTCCCGGAATCACCCTCCATGAGTGCTATACGGGCGAGATGAACTATCAGTCGGAAGTAGATTACATCAAGCAGCAGATTCAGCCCCTCTTCATGCAGATTGTGCAGAAGGACAAGGCGATCTTTGCTGAGCCGCAGTACTTTCTCCGTGGGCTTGACTTCTCCCTCCTCATGAAAGATGCCAGCCCAAAGCAGGAGGAGGCCCTATGGACGTACATTCGTATGTTTCTTGTCTGCTCTTACCTCGGCGCGGACATCATGGATACTGTAAAGTCCATGTGGACGAAGGTGACGGGCAAGACAGAGACAACCGAGGTGGATGATGTCCTGAACGACGAGACGATGAAGAGCGGCATTGAGGATCTCCTGGAGACGCTCAAGGACACCAAGCTCATGAAGCTCGGAATGGAGGTTCTAGAGAATCTGGACGTTACGAAGCTAGGACTCAATGACATTGATTTCACCGATATCCATGGTCTTCTTGAGATGGCGAAGAATCCTGACCACCCAGTCACGAAGCGGGCTATCTCGGTGGTGCAGGGACTCATTGAGCAGAAGATGAAGAATGGCAGTTTGAAGAAGGAGGAGTTTATCGCAGAGGTTGAAATGCTGAAGGAGAAGTTCAAGCAGTCGCTGGGGAAGGTGTTTAAGACCGAGCTGTTTGGTGATGGAGGCGAGGGACCCACGAACGATTCGGCAACTATCGTGAGCAATCACCCCGACGCTCGTCGTGCTCGTATGTTGGCGCGGATGCAGAAGAAGGTTCGTGACAGGAACGCTGGAAAAAAATGACGCGAAAGCAATAATGGGCCGCGAGATATTTTGGCTGAAGGATCCTGCAAACCTTTTCACACAATGGAAACGATTCGTCCCCACGAATGATATGACAGTTCCAGAGGCGCTGAATGCGGTTGTGCGCTTCACAGTGTATTCGTCTCTCCTGATTGCGCTCATCACGCGCAAGACGAACTTCCTGCTCCTTATCCCGACAGTCATGTTCCTCTCGGCGGTTCTGGTGCGGCTGTACCCAGAGACGCAGATTCTAAAGGAGACCTTCGCAGCCAAGAAGGGACCTGCTTCGACCCCGAAGGCGAGCAATCCCTTCATGAACGTTCTCTTCACGGATTACGTAGATAACGTGAATCGCTCGGCCGCTCCTCCGGATATCACTGCTCATCCCATCAAGGAGAGCATTGAGGAGGCGTATTCCAAGACCACGGATCTGTTCATGGATACATCCGACAAGTTCGGTCTGATGCAGTCGATTCGTCAGTTCAATACTCAGCCATCCACCACCATCCCCAACGATCTGGGCGGATTCCAGGAGTTCCTCAATAAGGACAATATGTCACGGAAGGTTCTTTCCGAGGGATATGTCGTTGCAAAGGGGAGCGTGGGTGAGCCTATGCACGCTGGGTAAATTTCTCAATATCAGTCACATTCATCATTGCACCCGTGTGATGCTTCTTCCCTCCGTTCTTGCCGAGCACGGCGTACGTAGGAAAGCCTGAGATACCTCCCATAACTTCAGGCGGAATCGCCTTTTCTTCGATAGACAGCACCTTCATCCCTGCAGGGGGCTTGCGAGAAAATTCATCCCAAGTCTTTTCGGACATCATGCAGGCAGGGCACGACTCCTTGTGGAACCGAACGATCATTGGGGTATTTTTGGAGAGCTCGCGCTTGACGGCGGACTGATCGCTCTCTGAACTAAACTTCTTGACCATTATTTTACTTGAACAATATAATGTCAGGTGCGTGTGTAAATTCGCTGTACCCTCTCGGAGACGTCATTGTTGGAAACCGTCCTGGAGATGTTCCTCTACCGTTCAAGAATTTGGCGCAGTATAATGATTACATTGCCAGTGTTGCAAAGTCGGGGAAGATATGTCCCATCGTCTCTATACCGTTTGCAGAAAAGCCAGAAAAGAGGTATCCTACACCCTTTACTGGATTCATGGAGTTTCAGCCTGGCAATCTTCTGGAGCAGGCGTCATATTCAGCAATGTCTCCCGCATGGATGGGGGTTGATCCGACTGCCCGAGCCTTTAATAAGCGATTTTTCCAATAGGAAGACCAGCGGCAGCAATAGGATTCGGCAGAGCACCTGACTGCTGAGAAGGATACGAATTAGGTACCTTTCCCTGCGCTCCTCCATCCGGTCCAATCGGCGAATACCCACCGCGGTACTTACGGGGGCGCTTCGCCATCGTCTTCTTACGCAGCTGCTTGCGTGACTTGCGCCCCGCTTTCTTGGTCTTGGTTGTGCGACTGTGATATTTTACCATTATATCTAGTAAAGAGAAATGTTCAGCACAGATGTCTTGGTCATTATTTCCGCTATTCTTATCATGATCTTTGCCTTTGTACTGATGCCTGCTCATAGTGTAATTGAGAATCCCCAGCCGCAGGATACACGTGCAGAGCTCCCCGATTGGCTGCTGTTCAATCGTCAGCGTGAGCACATGACGGATGATGAAGAGGCTGGTCCCGAGCCCGTGGAACATTTCGAGGCTCCCGACTCTAACGTGGAGGTTCTTCCATCTCTGGATGTTCCCAACATAGATGTTTCATCTACCCTTGGAACTACGCCTGGATCTGTGAATGGTCTCCTGTCGTCGCAGTCCCGTGCTGGTTCTTCTTCTGTGGGCGAACTCATTTCAGGAAAATAGAACCTATATGTAATGAAGACACCGCCACTTCACCTTCTGGTTGTGGGAACCATACTTGTCCTCCTGATGTATCTCCTTCTGACCGAGTGGTTCTCTGAGCCCCAGCGCGAACATCTTGTGGCATCTGCAAAGAAACCCGCGACACCTTCTCCAAAGACTACGCCAAAGCGTATGACCCCGGTCGCTTATAATACCACAGTAAAGCCTCCCAAGAATCTCATGCGGTGGCTAAATGGACAGGGAGAGTGGGTCGTCTACTGGGAACCCCCGGATGTGGTCAAGAAGTACGGATTTACTGTGGACACGAGTGACGGATACAAGTACCAGATTCCCGAGCGCACGGGATCGTTTCACTACTACAATCTCGGACAACACACGATGGGCGGAGTTAGCTTTGTTCTGCGCATGAGTGTTGGTGGAGTCGTCAAGAGCACGCTTGGGTTCCCCGTCCCTACGACCCTCACAGCTGGAAATGCCAAGATTAAGTCGTGGCGTGCCATCCGTGTGTCTGCCCCCGAATCTCCTCCTCCTAGCATACTGCGTGCCTCGGTTTCTCCTAGTGTCGTCGCGAAGGGCGGAGCGACGCAGGGATCTTCGACGGGAAATACCGAAGTTCTCTTCTGGGACAATTTTTCTAAGCGCCTACTTCGTGTCCTGGACAGGTGGTCGTCGGGTGGCTCATACGACCAGGTGCCCCTGAACACTATGCCGTATAAACAACCTTCTCTCCCCGCGAACCCCAAGCCCATCTCGAGTGTCTCGCGATGATATATTTTGGTATTGCTTAGAAAGTAATGAAGTTGAACCTTTGGTATATACTCGCAGGGGTCCTGATTGTAGCGGCAATCATTTCCTACAATATGGACGGTCGCGAACATCTGACAGATCCCAAGAAGAAGAAGCCAGCTGCGAAGCCGCCCGCGAAGCCTCCGACCGAGAACATCCGCAAGCTCGCCAACAAGGTCCTCGGGTTCTTAGAAGGTGCCCCGAGTCCGCAGATGGTCGCGAAGAAACTCGGTGTCTTACCGTCCAAGCCTAACACTCGATCAAGGTCCAAGTCTCCCCCACCGTGCAAGCCCCGCCATCCTCCTGGAGCGAACTTGACGCTCCCCGGACCCGATACTGGATGTAGCAAGTGCTGCGATAAGAAATGTACTCATGCTGGACAGAAAATCAAGCCTGCTCCATTTGTGAAGAAGAGCTCGATCGTTCCTTGCACCTGCACCAAGTTCTCTATGTCATGTGGGCGCCATGCGGGAGGACGGGATGCCTCACGCGTCCCCGGATACATGGGGAGCGGCGATGGATCTGAGCTCCGCGATGTCCCTGGATTCCTGAACTCGTTTGATGCCTTCTCTCGCTAATCATTTCGCGCCAAAGAATAATGAAGTTGAGCATTTGGACTCTACTTGGAATCGCCGTTGTTGTTATCATTCTCTTCAACGTTGCAACTGCGGAACAGCGCGAACATCTGAGCCGACAAAAACCGAAACTTCCAGGCCCAGAGTACGTCTGGAGATCAGACTTGGTTGGGTGTAAAGAACACTCGCCTCCTGAGAAACAACGCCCGCTTAAAGCCTTTAGTGGATTTGTTCGCTAGTAAATAAGAGAATCATGTTTGGACTTCCGAATCACCGCGGAAGCTGTTGGGTCAATGCTGCTCTTCAAGGATTGTTTTCCTGCCCGCCCCTTGAAGAACACTATTCCAAACGGGAGAATGTTGATCGTGAGAATCCTATCGACGTATGCCTGGAAGCCGTCTATCGTACCAAGGGAAATGCTGGACTTCGCGATCTATTTGAATGTATCAAGACCACCTATATGCCCGCCGGAGAGAATATTGGAGACTCCCACGAACTCATCACGCATCTGTGCGACAAACTTCCCTGGCTCGACAAGTACTTCCGCTTTGATATCGCCGACAAGATCACGTGCAACAGCTGCGGAGTCTCTGAATTCCGCAAAACATCAACACTGGATACGCACTTGATGCCCTCCAAGAGGGGTATCCCGCTTCTGGAGGCGATTCAAGAACATGTTCGTCCGACAACCATCGACGAGTGGAAGTGCGACAAGTGCAAGGGTCTGGGATGCACCAAGCAACTAATGTTTGGGTCCTTCCCGAAAATCTTCATGATCTGGTCAGATCCTATCGAGTATTCAAGCCTACTGATCTTGAACGGCAAGAAGTATTATCTGTTCGGGGTCATCTGCTTCAACGGAGGACACTGGTGGACCTATGCACGAAAGCTTCCCGCAGGCAACCCGTGGCATATCCTGGACGACACGCGGGTTCAGCAGATGGATTCGCACAAGTTCCCTGTGGATAGCGCTATGAGAGTCCTGCTTTATTTCCTCGGTGAAAACTAATGGAAGGCGGAAAGGTCAGTCCCCAGCTCCGAACTACATATGTCGTTCTCACGATCGCCTTTGCGCTGATCGTTATTATTGTGGCAGTATATCTGGCTGCGACAGATACGATGTCGCTGATCACCTTTCTCCTGCTGATTGCAGTCCTAGTGTATATCCTTATTTATTTTGGGTTTGTAGAGGTCGGTGCAAGCGGAGAAGAGCTGAATATCACCTATTATACACACCCTATGCCGATTGAGAGCAAGACGATCTATCAGCCTGCTCCGGATATTGCCCCTGAGCCCGAGCCGAACTCACCCGAGGTTTTTTACATCTCCGACAACATTTTCACATACAAGGAGGCACACGCGGTCTGCAAGGCGTATGGCGGAGAGCTTGCATCCTATTCGCAGGTAGAAAAGGCGTACCAGAATGGTGCAGAGTGGTGCGGATACGGATGGTCGGCCGACGGACTGGCTCTCTTCCCGACTCAGTACGATACGTGGAAGGAGCGCCAGAAGGATAGTGATCCCGCCAAGCGTATTGAGTGCGGACGCCCAGGAGTCAATGGTGGATACTTCAACCCTGCAACAAGGTTTGGAGTGAATTGCTTCGGTGTGCGCCCCGACAAGAAGACTGGACCCGCTGCCAAGGTTCCTGCTAAGAATCCCCAGGAAGACAAGATGATTGATCAGTTCCGTCGTCGTCTCAAGAACTTTGTGGTGTCTCCGTTCAACAAGGAGTCGTGGTCGTATGCACCCCCAGCTCCTCCCCCTCCTCCCCGGGACACATCAAAGATTCAGTCATCGCGGACAAGGACTGGAGAACTAGCTTCGCCGTTTGACACAATTGACACAAACCTCACCGCCATTCTCAATGGGATTGGAGAGACGTTCTCGTTTCTCGGAACAGGAATGACAAATCTTGTTGGGGGTAAGTAATAAGACATGAGCACTTGGACACCCGAAGATGCGCATACGCAACAGTCGCGCTGGACGTTTCAGACCCCTGTGAACGCCCAGGACGCCCCGCCTCGCACGCCGTTTGTTGGCGCTTTTAATGTTCCTCTGGCAAAGGAACGCCTGCAGCCGAACAATTTCCAGTGGTTGGTCTATAAGCCCCAGGAGCATGCCATTCCTCCATTTGAGTATTTCAAGAACACCCGTGCGCCTTCACGCCTAATGGGTCCCTCTAATTTTCACAACCTTAAGTAATGATTGAAGTAGCTCTTTTTACTGGAGTTGGGCTGCTCGGTTACATCCTTGCCACCAAGTATGGAGAGAAGACTGCTACCCAGGGACATCGTGAGATGTTTTCGGATGGCGTCCCAGGCCCTGATCCCGACCCTACCAACTCGCGCGTGAGCATGGCTCAGGCTCCCCAGGGTCATGCCAATATGGTTCCCTTCTTTGGAGCTAAGGTCACTCAGAATCTCCGTGGAAACGCCAATCAGTCTATTCTCGACTCGTTTGCAGGGACAGGCAGTGACTATTTCCAGAAGAAGGAGGTTGCCGCGATGTACGATGTTGCTCCCGGAAACGGCATTCCCTTTGGAAACGCCAACGAGTCCGACTTCATGCAGTCGCGCATGGTAGCGGGCAATAACATGAAGAACGTCTTCCCGATCGAGCAGACACGTGTCGGGCCCGGTATCAACGATGGCTACAATAATCTTGGCACCGGCGGATACCAGCAGTTCAACGAACTCCAGGAGTTTGCCAAGCCTCGCACGACTGACGAGATTCGTGCAGCCAACAAGCCGAAGCTGTCGTATGATGCCCCGGTTATTCCGGGTGCTCATTATGTCACCCAGCCGGGTGTGCAGGCCCCTGTCAATAAGAACCGTCCCGATCGCTTCCAGGTTCTGTCAGAGAACAAGGATGGCACGGGCGCACTCCTGTACCTCAACACCACGCAGGGAGCTCAAGTATCTCCTGCTGCGTTCCCCCAGCAGATGCAGAAGGAGCAGCAGCGTGACTCGACATCGGTAGAGTACTATGGCACAGGTGGCGCGGGATTCACGTCGGCGAACTATGTCCGTGCCTTCACAGAGCCGTTCGAACAGTTCCTCCGTCTGACGGTGGGTGATTGGGTAGGACCCGGTGGCGGTGCGGGAGGTGCGACTGAAGGAACATACCTGGTGGATCAGTACAATCAGGCTTACACGAATCCTGGTCGCGAGGCGTCCGTGATGACCAACTATGCTGCTCCCGGAAGCATCTCTCTCGCTGCCAACGAGCAGAGCGCTGGTGCTGTCAAGGTGAATAAGGACGAGGATATGATGATCAATACTCGTCAGTTCTCGGGCTATGCCAACGTCGTTCCTAGCGCGGCTGATGCTCAGCAGCAGGGAGAGTTCAAGTTCAATCTTCCCCTGGATCAGAGCATTGAGACGACGCGTATGGAGCCTGCGATCCTGGATGCGTTCCGTGCAAACCCATATACGCAAAGCCTACACAGTACAGCTTAAATGGACGATATCCTACAAAGTATTTTGTACGGACATCTGTCAGTAGAAATCAAAAACCTCACATTCCAAGAACAACTAGAGATTTTGCGGGCTGTCGTCGCAAACTCCTCCGCTTTATCGAGACTGAAAATCGTAAGCGACCTCCACCCATTTGTGGCTGAGCTACTGGCGCAGATGCGGGCGCGGGCGGAGCAGCAGCAGCGGCTGCTGCAGCTGTCGCAAGGACAACCGGCTCTGGCGGCGGGCGAAGTTCAGGGTAGTGATCAAGAGCGGCCTTCTTTAGAAACAGGAAGCGGGCATGTTCCTCCCCGGCGGGCAGAGCCGTTGTCTTTTTGCTCACTGCTGCAAATGCATCCCGAAGGTTCGCAGTCTGGGTCGCCAGCATCATAATATCGTCAAGCGACGCTCGTTTGTCTAGATAGGCATCGATCAACTCTTGAAGACTCTTTGTCTTGAGATCACCCTGGGGAAGGAGATTCACTGTACCGTACGTGGACTTATTCACAATCTCGTCCTCGTCGGTGATGGGTTTCACGGGTGCAACTTGATGAAGTCCGTATGCCGTAGCGAAACAGCAAACAGCTGTCCCGGCGGTTATTGCGGCAAGCATTATGTATATGTGAAAAACAATTATGCACTTGGTGGACGACGAAACGATTCTTCGCGTCCAAAACAACTTGATGCACTCTAAAAATATTCGTAGTCTTCATGGATCATGGTGGTTCAATATCGCTATGTTTATCATGATTGTAGGTATCATGGTCTTCTTTCTGAGGGTGCAATATACCAATACATCTCAGATCCTGAAAGCTGAGGCGACTCGTAAAGACATCTCCTTCCAGCCGCTCCTGTGGCACAACGCGGTCCGAAATAATATAGATATGTAGACAATATGCCGCCCACCCGTCGTGCAGACCTACTCAAAGTTAAGTATGAAATGGTGTATCGCGGTATGGATCGTGAGGTAGCCTTCCAGAAGTTTGAAGCAACCGTCCCCAACCCCAAAAACGGATCTGTTCAGCCACCTGCCGAGACGGTAAAGCAGCCTCCAGCAAAATGAATATCTTCTTTCTCCATTGGAATCCCCGGAAATGTGCTAAATATCACTGTGACAAACACGTCGTGAAAATGATCGTGGAATCATGTCAGCTTCTCTATACCTGCCACTGGACGGCCGCGAACCCACCTCCGCTCATCCAGTGTGCTCCCAACGGAGGCTATAAACCTACCCACCTCAAACATCCCTGCTCACTCTGGTTGAACGAATCACTGGACAATTATCTGTGGCTGATTCGCCTGACACAGGAACTGCTTGCCGAGTACCGCTTTCGGTATGGCGACAAGACGCACAAGTGCGAAGCCCATCTTGATTGGTTGGAGCACGTCTATCCTCATGAACTCAAGTCGATAGGAATCACTCCGCCGCGATGCGCTATGCCTGGGGAGTTCAAGGTCAGCAACGACCCTATCGAGTGCTATCGACTGTACTACAAGATATCCAAAGATAAGGATCGTCAGATTGTCACATACAAGAAAAGGCACCGACCTCATTTCTTGGCGTAGTATAATGGCAGCTGGATCTTTCGGGTATATCCGAATTCTGGACAGTAAGGTTGTCCCCCACCATGCACTTGTTGAACATTTTCAGCTGTACCATGAGCCCAACCGTGTTATGGTGACCATGCAGGTTGTTGGCGAAGACCCAGCTGCCCCCCATGTCGAGACGCTCAAGAGTGTGGGTGAGCGGGCTGCTCCTGTTCGCACACCTCTTAAGAAGAACGGACGCAAGGTTACGCCTGGAACCCAGATCGTGGCAAAACCGACAGGTCCTATGGAGATCCCTCTTTTTAAGTTTGTGACGGATGTTGAGGATTTCCTGAACACGAACTCGATTACCAAGATGGAGAATAAGGCAAGTATTCTTCCAGAGGGAAGTTCAGAACTTACTCCGCCTCCCACCGATCTCCCAGTTCCGTCCAAGACTACAGATTTTGAGATGGACGGTCCGTCGGGCGTATCATTTGTCCCCAAGAAGGCGAAGTTTGAGGTTCGGTCGGTGGGACCAGTTGGAGACAAGGATCATCGCGTAGCGCTCCATGGACTCCTCGCCGAGCCGGTGCGCGTAACAATTACTGGACGTGGAACTGTCGCTCTGCCTATTGGATTCCGCATGGTGAGCATTCTCAAGGGCGATATTGATGACAAGTTCAAGCCTAAAGTACCTGCCGATCCTCAACCAGTAGAACCCCCGACAGGTGTTGCATCCCTGCTGGGTGGTCCAGCAGCACCTGCACCATCAGCCCCTCCTGCGGGAGCACCCGGACTGCCGGGACTACCTGGAGCCCCGGGAGGACCTGGCGGACCTGGAGGAGTTGGCGGACCTGGCGGGCCTGGCGGAGTTGGAGCGCCGGGAGCACCTGGAGCGGCCGCCGAGCCTCTTGCTCCATCGACTATTAAAGCAATCGAGCATGTCGTTGGACCTGCTGTGCCCGCGCCTGCACCTGGGCCTGCACCTGCGCCCGCACCTGGACTCTCTGCAAGTAGTCTGCTTGGTCCGTCGGTTTCTCCTCTGCCAGTAGCACCCGGTACGCCTGCCACACCCCCTCCTCAAGGCCCTGTTACCGATACTATCAGCACTCTTCCCCTCACTCCTCCTCCTCCGCCAGGACCACCTGGAACTCCTTCGATTGAGCCTCTTCTTCCTACCCCTGAACTCGACTCCTCTGTGCGCGAAGCATCAAAGGCTATTGTGGCGGTTCGGAAACGCTCGCCGGATGAGCGGAAGAAATCGGATACGTACGATGAACTACGCAAGCGGCTGAATGAACTCCTGGCCAACCTGAATCGCGCCAAAGCAGCTCCTCCTCCCATGCCAGCTGTGAAGAAGAATACTATCACGATACGTCGTATTACGACTCCTATTAAGGACGCGCCTGACGATATCAAGAAGATCCAGGATGATATATCTTCAAACTTCCAGATCGTTCTAGCGGGCACACCTATCCCTGCTACCCCTGGGGCTCCTGCGGCTCCTGCGGCTACCCCGATTTCACTGATGGGAACCCCAGTAGAAGCCCCTGCCCCTGCCCCAGCCCCAGCCCCCGCTCTCCCAGGTATCCCCGAGTCTCCTCCTCATGCTGATACTCCTGGTGCGACACCGCCTGGGACGCCGCCTGGGACGCCTCCCCAGGCTATCCTTGATGGTGTCCCGCAGCCTCTATCCAGCCCTCTACCCCCTGCCGAGGATCCTTTTGCATCCAACCGCTCATTTTTCAGGGTTGATAGCCCTGAAGAGGAGGACAAGATCATTGGAGAACTCGCACAGGAACCGGCTGCACCCGCGATGAGTGATGATGTTGTGCTTGGCCGTCGGCTACTGAAGGACGGAACCGCTTCACGCCTCCTCGAACCCATCGGCTGTGGCAAGAACGACATCTTTACCGGGATTGTGGCTCCAGATTTTTCCGATGTGCTCGTAAAGCATATTGAAGAGGTAATCAAGGCTCCACCGCCCATTCTTGAGATCAAGACGTATGGACTTGAGATCGGGGCTACACGCGTAGGGGCATCGTATTCGATTACGAACGGCGAAGATGACGGTTCTGGAAACTTTACAAAGTTCCACAAGAGCTGTCCCGATGGTGACGAAATCAAGATTGTGATCCACGAGAACAAGGATATGGATGCCACCGTGACTCGCAAGAAGAAGCGTGGAGGTGCCGCTGAGAAGACATACGTATTCCGCGTGGCAATCTCCGACACCGCGGCGGAGAGCCAGGTGCTAAGAACCGGAAGTCCTCGTAAGGAGTTCAAGTCTCTTGTCGCGCGTAAGCCTCCTACTCCACCAGCATCCGCGGAAGCGCCGGCCACTCCTGCGTCTCTACCCGCTCTCGACTCTCCCGATACATCTGTCCAGCCTCCTATCCCTGCCAACCAGGAAATGACGCCCCCAGGGATGTTTGCTCCTATGCAGATCCAGACGGAAGCGCCCGCCCCCGTGCCCGCGCCCGAATCCGTACAGACTATCCCGGTTCCTGCCAACCAGTCCATGACTCCTCCCCCTGCCTATACCCCTCGTCCGACTCGCAAGAGGGTTGCGGTGGTCAAAAAGGCTAAAAACGGATCCAGCCGTCGTACCCAGAAGAAACGTATCAACCGCAAGAAATGAAGAAATATTCCATCCCCCCTCCCCCTCCTGGGCCGCCGCCGGGTCCGCCGCCTACCCCATCACCCCTGGCTCTCGTGCCCGCGAACCGTGTCCGCGATCATATCATTGAAGTCGTTGTCAAGAAGTACCCTGAGGGTGTAGCTCTCAAATTTGCCAAGCATTTTCGTGAATTCAAGCCGCGTTCGCTGGATGAATTCAAGACAATTATCCTGAGCACGCCTGTGGGTAAGATGGTGTTCGGGACAACGGCGAAGACCAATCTTGAGTTTGTCTATACTCTCAAGGAGTGGTACCATCCGCCACCCGATGAGTACCAGAAGACCCGCTGGTGGGATCCCCGGGTTGCGTATACAGGATATAACCAGTCACGTAAATCGTCATCAAAAGTGTTAGCAATCCTATCCAAGAAGGATAAGCAGCAAAAAACATCGTGAGCAGGGAGGCAGCGACCATGTAGAGACCATCCACCACCAGGACCCAGCCTGCTCCCTTCATTGTAGCATACTCCTTCATGAGATCCATGATGCTATTTTTGCCTTTCGGGACAAGGGGCACCACAATGAGTCCAAAGAAGATATCGTGTATCATCTGGATGGCGACAGAGATCATGCAGAAGCCTAGGGGATTCCACGGACCTCCAAGGAAAGACGCGGCCATCTGTGTCAGGACGACGCCGATCACAATGGACGCAACGTCAATGATATAGGCAACCGATTGAAATTGATCGTACCATTTTGTTATAGGGCCCCCAGGTTCGGCAGTGTAGCGCCAGATGAATAGACCAACCGTATCTACGATACATGCAGCTACCAGTGCAGCAAGCAGGATTCGTGTATTCGTGAAATTACGGATATCCTTCATATTATAACTAATGGGTATTTATGTTGTTGTCCTCTCGGGCGATCCTGGATCCACCGCGCAGTTTTACCATAAGGTTAAAGCCTTACCGTGGAACAATATCGTATGGATCAACAACGAGCAACGCACCTACCCCTCCGCCAACCTGATTGTCCTATTCGGCGGGAAGTGGGATATTCCCCACCTAACGCCGTTCATTACCTGGAGCGGCGACGATGATGAGACTCTTGAGAGGGTATATAAAACTCTTCATGTAGTATAATGTTTGACATCCTCTGGGTGTTCCTAGGGTTCCTCGCAGGTATGATTGTTACCACGGTCTTCGTTCCTCCCCGCACAAAGAAGAAGCTCATCCCCGATCTAAAGAATCCCCGGCTTATTCTGCGGAACCCCGAAATAGAGAATGGATGTTTCCGTGCGCGCTCAGAAGTAGTCAGCTGCACTGCAGAGCACGATTTTCTAAACAGATAATAAGATGTCTGGACTCCTTCGGAAATTCAGCCCTGCAGATGTCCTCAAGAAACCAGAAGCACGTTGGTTCTTTTCGTTTGTTCTGGGAGTCGGACTTGCAGTCCTGATGTTCCACCGCCCGCAGCACGAGATGGATGTCTCTGCAATACCTGTAGCCGAGCTCAAAAAGATGATTACGCGTGTAGATGGAAAGTGTTATAGGTATCGTATAGAGGATGCGTCGTGTCCCGAACTTAGAACTTCCTTATAAAGATATAAATGGACGCGACTCCTCTTGATCAGCTACCCGTTGGAGGCACCCAGCAGTCTGCCATGTCCCTCCCTGCGGCGACCACGTATCCCCAGATGATTACCCCGGGAACTGCGTCCGCTATCCAGGCCCCGCCGCACCCTTCTCCTGCGCAGATGAACCCTGCGGCCGTGAAGTCCATTCTCCACCACATTCTCACCTACGTTGCCATTTTTGGCGCCGTGTTTGTCGTATCGCTGACCCCCGTCCAGTCTCTCCTCCTCCGCTACATCCCTGGAGCCTACTCGGGTTCCGGCGTAGTCAGCCTTTCTGGTGCTGCCTGCCTCGCCGCGATCGGCGTATTCCTCACCTACGTTCTCCAGACCCTGCTGCACCCAATGGTGTAGAAAACTCGCAAGCAATAACAATGAAAATCGACGTGGCCACGACCCGCGCCGAACACATCCAAGGTCTCATGGGAAAGACAAAGTTCAGGCCTCTGCTCTTTGTCCATCGCACCGCCGAACCTCGTGCCATGCACATGAAACATATGAAAGCGTCAATTGATATCTTTTGGATTTCCGCCGAGGGTCGGATCGTCCAAGTGTATCGCCGCTGCCCCCCGAACGATACCTACATCTATCCATCGGAGGTGCCTGTCCTGTACGCTATTGAAGCGCCTCCTGGACTCTTGAAGTATCGCAAGGGGAAGCTACTCGATATGCAGACTGTACTCCGGACTCGCAGTCTCCCTGAATAGATCTTGGACTCCCTTGATATACGCCTCTCGCAGGTTAGTGATATCCTTTTCAGTGGGTTGGGATACCTGTTTAACGGTGATGGGTTTTCCGGTATAAGAGCGGATTGGTTTGAGAGGTCGATACGACAGTTCAACCCAGTTCATGAGAGAGCGAACAGTAGGAAGAGGGATATGCATACCCAATGTCCCAAAGAGGTAAGCATTGATACTATCAAGTAGTTCGCTGCGTGCCTGGGAGAACAGCTCATTTTCACCAAAGGTCAGGACAGGAACGAGGGGAGTTCCGGTCGTGAGGGCTAGCCGGAAGATCCCGCGACGTTTCTTGATGCACAGACGTATTTTAAAGTCTTCTACCATCGCCATTTCGCGAACTCCACCCATAAGAACACTGACCGACTCTTTCTTGGAGAGAGTCTTTTCAATACTGCGATAATCCGACGGAATGATCCCAAAATAACGAATGAGGTCAGAGAGAACTGGAACGTAATGAAACAACGGAATGCTCACAAGATGATTAGGTACGTACATAGAATGCCGACATATTCCGGTGTTGAACATCACCGATGAAATAGACATCAGGGCATGAGGGCTCCACACGTAGAGCGCAGACGGAGGAAGAGGATACTTAATGTCGAGTGAGAAGGTTTCGCGGATATTGGATTCAACAGTAGGATTCTGAAATATCTGGCCCACCGAGTCAAAGAGAACATCTTTGGGTGTCAGGGCATAGAGAGACATCACGCCCAGACCCAAAAGAAGGTTCATTGTTACCAGGATAATGATCATCCCCAAGATAAAGACGAGGAATAGTGCAACGACAGGCCAGAGGTACAACCAAGCACCTAAGTTCATACTCCATTCTCACAAATTTGATTTAGGGAATGGAACACAAGAACTATAAAATGTCGGGTTCTGGATACTTGGTGGAGGCGAAAACCGTCCAAACAGGGGCGATTCGCACCCTCGTAGAAGCTCTGAAGTGTATCTTGGTGGAGATGAACTTCATCTTTGATTCCGAGGGCATCAAAATGATTGCCATGGACAATACTCGCACGGTCCTGGTTCATATGCGTCTGGAGGCATCCAAGTTTGAGCGCTACAACTGCTCTGTCCCGTCCCTGGTCATCGGACTGAACACAGATCACCTATACCGTATCGTCAAGACGGCGACGAACGACGACACGCTCACTTTTTACATGGAGAAGGGTGACCACAACCATCTGCGCATCCTACTGGAGAATGGGGACAAGAAGGAGGTCACCCGTTACACGCTGTCGCTTCTGGATCGCGATGAACCGAACATTGAGATGCCGGCGACGGAGTTTGGTGCGCGCATCACGATGCCCTCTATTGACTTCCAGAAGAAGTGCCGCGATATGACTCTCTTGATGGCGAAGACAGTGGAGATCAAGAGTGTGGGCACTACGCTGGTGCTGTCTTGCAAGGGTCAGTTTGCTAACCGCGAGACGGTTCTGGGAGACTCAGACTCAGAGTTTTCGGTGAAGAAGGAGGAGACTAACGCCATTATCTCCGGAACCTTTTCGCTGCCTCACCTCGTGCTCTTCACAAAATGCACGAACCTCTCCAACAATCTGGAGTTGTACATGAAGAACGATTGGTTCATGATGATCAAGTATGTGATTGCCAACCTGGGTGAGATCAAGCTGTGTTTAATGCCGTGCTCAAATTCGTCGTAGATATAAGTAATAGGAATGATAGGCTACATTCTCTTGGGCGCAGCGGTTCTTATTATCGCCGCCCTCATGTACGGACATACTGAGCGCGAACACTTTACAGATATCAAGGGAAACTTCCCGAAATGGACAGCGGTTCTAGACCAGGTTCGCAAGATTCTTGACAAGAGTTTTGAGTACGATCAGGCAGCATTTGCCAAGTTTGCGACGCAGCAGAAGGAGCTGTATGATCAGGCGATTACCAGTACCCTGAAGAATCTGGGAAGCGTACAGATGCTGGCAACAATCGGCGTTGGCGCACCCACAGTTCAGGATATCACCAAGTTCCAAGAATCCAAGGATCTATCCAAGTACCTTCCCAAGGGGTTCAAGCTGAATGTGGATACGCCATTTGATACGCGCATGGCGATGCTCTACTCCACGCGGATGTACTATGCCAACCTGGTCAAGACATCCAAAAAGGACTCTGATCTCATGGTGGGATACGGACTCCTCTACCCTATCGATGCTGTGGCGAATCTTCTGAAATCTACAATGATTACTGTCATTTTTGGTCTGTGCGCTGCCAACAAGATCATCAAGAAGGTCAAGTACGACGAGTCCAAGGACCCGCCCCCTCAGGCGCAACAGGTGGAGGTCGTCATGAAATAAATAACTTAGAAGAATCGTGGATGAGAAGTAATAATGGATCGCCCTCATGTTCCACCCTCGTACTCAGATCGGTCATTTGACGGTGCCCAATCTATGCTCGCACGGAAGTCGGCTGAAGAAGCCCCCGAGGTTGCCTCCTATAACTACGATAATGTAGGGACATTTGCGGGTCTGGACGGAATTTCCACAGACTTTGACGCCCTGAATCGCAGTCAGCTTTCGACGTCCATGTACGGCCATGTCGGTAAGGAAGCGCCGAAGTATGATCCCACTGTACTCCTGAATGATGCGTGGTTCTGCATTGTAGGCGATGACGGAAGCAAGCTGTATCAGATTCTTACAACTCTGCAGAAGACGGGTGTTCCGTATCCGGCAGATTACAAGTATGAGACGATGTTCGGGGAAACATCGCTGTGGGAACGCATCAACGACGACGAGCTGTTCAAGGTTCCGTCAAAGAACCGCGGAGATGCGCGGACACTACTGGCTCGCTTCCGGGCTCCAGTTGCGGCTCCTCAACTTACACCGGCGGCTCCTGTAGATATATATGACCGCCGAGCATTCCTACGTTGAAGTGCAGACTGCACCACTACTCGAGGATGAACGGCGCTTTTCGTGGGTATGGTTAGGCGCGTGCGCGTTTATTCTGGTTACGGCTGCCCTTGCGCTTTATCTGTTTTTTGGTGTGCTTCTTCCGAAGGCTACGGCACAATAGACCAGCCTTCTTGGTGAGACTGAAGATTACAGGAAGATTTCCCCGTGGCACAACCTTGACGGGACCGCCTGGAACAGCTGCAAGGCGAGTACCGGGGGGAGGCGTGCGAACAACACGAGCCACCACGGGTGCCTTCTGTGTCGCGCGAGCCGCACGATCGGCACTCAGCATATTGCGAACGCGTGTCTTACGCTCTTCGTCCCGAGTCGCCTTGAGCGCTTCGGCACGGAAATCGACACCCTCCATATCTACAGGATAGGCAGTAGAATAGTTGGAATCGCTACGAGGTAATGAAAAAACCTTTTTTGCCGACGAAGGCACTTGGTCCATAGTTTCCCAGGGTACGGACATTATACTTACTTGCGAGATTTGTGCGCTGTATAGACGACGTCTTCGGTGACAGTGAGGAGCATCCGCGGGTTGAGGTAGGTCTTGGCGCTATTCACCGCCGTCGTGTTGTTCCACAGCTTGACGATGTTGAAGTCGCCCTTGGGAGAGGTGGAGAAGCCGACAAATGTATTCTCCTTCGCGGTCATGATATTGTCCTCGCTGACAACTGCATGCACCATCAGATCGATGGCGATATCGTAGAGATCCTTGGTTGGAACCTTCTTGCTCCACGAGCCGCCGTTCTCGTTCTCCGGGACTTCCCAGATAGGACGGAATCCGCGACGCATGAAGAAGAAGTATCCGCATTCCCAAGCATCTCGGGGAATAGCAGCTACAATAGTCCAGAATTGTTGAGGGGTGGTGATATCGGCAATTTTCTTATAGTTAGTGAGGCTCCAGTCCTTCATGCGGGGATCGAAATACCACAAAACCCAGTCGTACTTGAGTTTGGTGGTCTCCGTGATTTCAGTGAAAGGTGTTGTCATGTTGTCTGGGGCACTGTCTGTCTTATCCAGAGATATGTAAATCCGTTTTTGCTAAAAACGGATCTCACAAAGTCGCCTTTAGAGATAAGACTATCCAACAACTACAATCATGTCCACCCTACTCAGCACTTCCATCATGTACTCCTTCAAAAACAAGCATCTTCTGGACCTCCCGGCTGGGGTTATGGCGTCTATCTCTGCAATGCAGGTGAGCCCCGTAGCTCCGGTCTTTATTCGTAAGCCCAATGCGGGCGGGCGCAAGCCGATCAAGAAGACGGCTGAGAATGACGACAACTGGCGTCGTGAGTTCATTGCTGAACTCAAGGCCAAGCCTCGTGACAAGGACGACCCCGACTACGAGAAGATCATTGGTCTGATCAACAAGGTCGTGAGTTCTACACTCATTGAGAAGACCAAGACAATCTCCGAGACGATCGGAAATCGCGCTGACGACCATGGTTTCCGTATGCGCGTGGTGAATTTCGTGTTTGACCGCGGCGTGTCCATGCCCTTCTACGCCAAGCTGCTCGCTGACATGCTCGTCCTGCTGTCCAACGAGATCCCCGCTGTCCATGAGGATCTGCAGATCTACTGCTCCCTCGACACCTTCAACAAGATGTTTGATCAGAGCAAGACTATCGCTTTCCCCGACTCGTCGCAACCCGATTTCGAGGACAAGGTGTGTGCCTGGAATAAGCAGAAGGAGCTCAAGCGCGGTTTCGGCGTGTTTGCCGCCGAGCTGCATACGCGCAAGCTGATCCCCGACAGCTTGCTGCACGAGGCGGCGAGTGTCGTGCTCTCGGATCTGGAGGAGAATATCCGCAAGCCGAAGAATGAGACCATCTCCGAGAGCGTCGATCAAACCGTGACCTTCATGGTGGAGATGTCCAAGCTGTTCGGCAAGGAGACGATGCTCCTGTCCAACAAGGCGAGTGACATTCTGAAGATCCCACGCCCCGAGTCAACCTGCCTCAGCATGCGTTCGCGGTTCAAGCTGGAAGACTGCGTTCGTAAGACTTAAAGGCATTCCGCAGAGTTTGTATAAATGAGCGCACCACCTGCCCCCGCTGCCGCCACAACCGCTCCTTCTACCAACGTTCTACCCCCCGCAAGCGTCCTCCTTCGCTCGGCTCAGATTGCTCTGGATGACGATCGCCCGATTGTTCTAGATTACTGGATGGATAGCCGCAACAAGAAGTGCTGCATCGGTGTCAAGGAGAACGTAAAGTACCTGGTCAAGTCTGAGACAGAATACACGTCGCAGATCCAGAGTCTTTTTCGGCTTGAGGGGTGCTTCATTGTGCTGACGGAGAACAGCCTCTATATTGTTAGCCAGGACATACCCGTTCGCAAAATAGTTTCGGAGTTGAACCATGAGTAGTATAATGGTAGAAGCCTTCCCCCCACCTCACATGCTTTTTCACGAGCCTCTCGATGATCGTGAAATGACACGGGTATGGACAGACTATACTACAACATACCGCTCAGAAATTGATACCTTTGAAATTGATGCTGCGCTGGTGTGCTCTGTCGAAGAGTTTGGCAGGCTGTTTGAGATCTGGGTAACGTCCAAATCATCCAAACGTATCAAACTGCTGATGGTCTGGCATGCCCATTTTTTGTCCCTAGCCTGTCAGCAGTCCCTGCGCCGATGGCTGGAGACCAAGAGTTTCCGCACACGGGTGTGGTTCCATGCAGAGTATATCAACAATATCCAGATGGCGATTCAAAGTCGGTGTATTCTCAAGACAATCCGGGCAGCTCCCCTAGAGTTAGTTCCCAAAATTGAAGGCGATATTCGGAAAGACGTGTCGGTTTGGACAGCGATAAAAACGGACAAGGATCTCCTGGCAGTTCATAAACAAGCATAGACACTATGTGGCGTATGTATACAGATGGTTCCTGCCTCAACAATGGTCGTAAGAATAGCCGCGGTGGGTACGCTGCAGTGTTCCCGGGACACCTGGAGTTCTCCTTTGCTCGGCCCCTGCCCGCCGAGAGTTCTCAGACCAACCAGACTGCTGAACTCACTGCTATTGCCGAGGGTCTTACCCACCTCAAGTCCCAGACGGATGTGAGTGGGGTTGTTCTGCGTATCTGCACGGACTCGGAGTTCTCTATCAATTGCCTGACCAAGTGGGTGGTCGGGTGGAAGAAGCGCAACTGGACAACTGCCGATGGCAAGCCTGTGGTTCATCGTATCGTCATTGAGCGTATTCTGAAGGAACTGGAGTCGTATGCAGGGCATCAGTTTGTTCATGTGAATTCGCATACGGGTGGAGCCGACGAGGACAGTAAGTGGAATGATGTGGCTGACCAGCTCGCGCGCAAGGCGGTCGATGAGAAGAAGGAGGTGAAGTATGCGGATCTAGAGGTCAAGGTCGTGCGACCCGATGATACCTCTGCGGCAGCTGTTGAGGGTATCCCGCTAGCCCTCATGGGCGGTCCAATTACCGATGATGCGCTCTATACAGCTCTGCGAGCCAATCTGGGCGCAATCAAGACCGATCATCTAAAGTCAGCACTCATCTCGGCGTTTAAGAAGACGCTGAATGATAAGGCGTATGACCTCGAAAAGACGAAGATTCATAAGCAAACTGCCTATCGTCTTATCGAGAAAAGTCATTTAACTATTGTTCGCACTGAAGAGTAAGGAGAGATCATGAGCCGCCAGATCTACTTTTTTACTTCGCCTACGTGCGCTCCCTGCAAGGTTGTCAAGCCTGCAATCATGGAACTCAAGGAGGATTATCCTGGGTTCTCCTGGAACTTTATTGATACCACCAACGACCCCAAGAATCTTCGCAGACAGCTAGGTATCACCCACGTTCCTACCATGGTTGCTTTTGATATCAGCGGCAACGAGATTGGGCGTTATACGGGTAGCACAATCATGGGTTACTACTCGCTAGTTAAGAGACTACTGAAGGACTTGTGATTGGCTTGCCGTCCTTGTATGCTGCACAGACAAACTGATCCTTCTCGTTGGGCTTTCCGCATCGTGACATATTGGCGGGCGATGTAGGCTCAATGTTGGTGGGGTCCAATGGGAGGAAATCGGGGTAGTTGGTCTGGAGTACCATGTAGGCAGCTCCTCCAACACCCAGACCCAGTGCGAGCGCAATAGCATACGACATCCAGCCTCCATTGGCTTCCGATACACACTTCAACTCGCTCGATGCATACAGATTGAGTCCGAAGATTACCAGAGCAAATGCCAGGTAACCTCCGATCTCGGGAGACGAGCGCTTACTTCCCTGTGTCATGTCTAGGATATACACTGCAAAGATCGCAGCCAGAGCCGCAATGCCCATGTTGGATCCTGGGACTTCCAGGAATCCCATGCCGCGAATGGTGCAGGGGTTATAGTTGTCCTGGACGTACTGAGGAAGGACTCCGCCCTTCATGCGCCGACCACCCACAGTTCCAACACCAACATCAAATGCCTTGGCTGCAGCAGCAGGGGGAGCGGCAGGGGGAGTGAGTGCAGACGCAACTGCGGCGGCGGCGTCGGAAGCAGCGGCAACTCCAGCAGGCGTACTCTTACCCGATAGTGCGCGGCGAATGTACATGAGGGCAGAGCTCAAGAGAGCGGCAATGATGCCTACCAAGCTAGTTACCGAGTAGCGAAACTTGAAGTTCATGATATCGGAAAGGAATCCTACCAAAAGGGCAATATCGGGTGCCACGGCTCCGCTCATGACTGCGAATGTCTTGAACCCGTTAAACGATGACGAGCCTGATCCGACTCCTAGTTTTTGCGTAAGCTTTGACCAGTCTCCGAACGACCACGAGACAATACCGATCACAAGAACGATAAACGAGAGAACGCTGAACGTTAAAGACGCAGCTGCTAGATTTGTTGCCGTG